GGAGCGGCAAAAAGGCAGAGAACATATCCGCTCAATAAAAGCGTAGAGAAAAAGTCACAGAAAAAGTTTGCAGCTAATATCTTGCCAGGAGATCTTGTGACAGTAGAAGAAATCCGAGGAGAAAAAGTCACAGAAAACTTCACAGGAAAAATCCTTGGTATTGTAACCAAAGTAATGGACGATACAGTAGACGTAGACTGGACTGCTAATAATAGTCATGTAGAACAATACATGCTTCCCAGGTGGAACTCGTATTATCTTTCTGGTACTGTATTGGACTATAGGTTTAAGGTATTGTCTAGGAAGGAAGAGTATGTAATTGTGACTTAGGTGGTTTAGGGTGAATCTGTATATAGTGCTTTTAGGTGATAGCTACCTTGCTATCATTGTTTCAAAGCTGCTATCTGGTATGCTATCAACTTAGGGCACGGGCAAAACGTGAGTATATGCGGCATGCAAACATATCACAAAGCATGCCGTGAGTCCATGCAGCATGCAAGCAACTCACCAACATACCCTTGCGGGCCGCAAGCATTCCCCTTGTACCATACAACTAAACCGAGTGCTTTCGACCGGGCACAATAATGCCCGATACAAAAGGGGATTTTTCGGGTACAATACTTGTATGACGATGAGGGAACGACAAAGCAACGCCGACGCAACCCGCGCGGCTCTGTGCGCTCCCACAAAGTCAATCGGGCACGATAATGCCCGATACAAAAACCAGAATATTTGGTATTATATAAACAATGAAGGGGCAACAACGCCCCGACCGTCTCGAAAGGACACTCTAAAAATGGCTAACTCTAACATCTTCATCGTCTCTTCTTCCGACCTCTCCACCTCCGACCTCGCTTTCGCTTCGTTGGGTACCGCTCTCCAGTACGTCCGCGACTCGCACGAGGACGAAAATGCTGAGGGCCTCGCGCTGATGCTTCAGACTCCGCGCGGTCTTGTCGAGGAGTCCACGAGCGCAGTCCGCGACCGTACACAGTTCAATCTTCCTTGTCGCTTCGTTGCGGCCGCTGATGCCGGAGCATCGAAGGCGCTCCGCTCTAAGCTGGACGGTGCTATCAAGGCATGCGCTCTCATCGGTGTCGAGCCGGATAGCGTCGCGAAGGTCACCGAGCTTCGTGAGCAAGTCGAAGCGGCGCAAGCTGATGTATCACAGGCGGATGATTCTGTGAGCTACACTATCACGCCGATGACTCTTCAGAAGCGGAAGGGCGCGCGCCGTAGCTAACAGCGCGTGAGTCTGTGAGATTGCCCGCCTCGTGCGGGCTTTCTTTTATCTAGTGTGAGTGGTTGCGGGTTACATATAACTCACAGATATATTGTTTGACACAATATAAAAACTCACTTGACATAGTGTTGACAGCCCCCCGGGGCCCCCCGCCCCCGGCGCCCGATATATGTGCTATGCAACTAGCCGGCTCCGGAGAGTGCCCTAAGTACGTTTTCAATGCGCAGGCAATTTTTTGGGACTTTTCGATATTACAGGATAAACAATATACTTCCAAGCATAATTAAGGTAGAATGGAGACATACGAGGATCCTATCATGAGAGTAATAGGCAGTACAAAGCGCCTTTCCGGGAGGTAGAACAGTGGCACGCAAGAATTTAAGTACAACAAAGCTTGATAAGAAGAAAAAGAAGACGTCAATTGGGGCAAGTCCGTATACTAAGACAGGTATGCCGGGCCCGCAGGGGCAGAGTAAGCGATATAAGAAGAAGTACAGAGGCCAAGGCCGGAGATAAGGAGAGAGACAATGGCAAATCCGGTAGTACATGCTATAGCATTCATTGCAGCAGTGTTGATTCCGGGTGGACTGTTGGTCTACTTCGCTTGGAGGGCTACACGCTCTATCTCCTTTAAGGGAGAACCTAATCACACAGCTCAGAATCAAGGATTCGACGTCAATAGTCCGACACCTGAGGAAGCTCTAGAGGCATATCTCGAAGCATTTCCCAGGTACTCGAAAGAATCCCTTCGCGCGCGGAGTCGTGCAGGGCGTTTGCAAAACTATAAAACAAGACCCAAGAAAAAACTCCAGTAGAAATTTTCCAGATTTTTATGTATTGGCACAATATGTGCATAACTCCATAACAACATTTTGGGGCTTTCTGGTATACTGCCCTCTACTTATTGAGTTATGCGCAAGATCCTATCATCAAATGCTGAATTGACAGAAGCTGTATTCTATGTGTGTTGTGCTACGATCCTCGGATCGATGATATGGATCTTGGCGCATACCTAAATGCTCCCTATCCCTTATATTTGCATCAATCGCACCTACGGATGGCTGCTAGGTGCATCTCTCCAATACGGAGGTAACTCCTGCAAGAGCTGGAGCGTTCGTTTATGCCTGTGTGCGTTAACATGGGAGTTATGCCTCGGCCTTCGCTTTCGGGACCTACTGTAGGCCGGTACGCTACGTTCAAGAGCCCAAGCTCTTAAGTTTCTGACCAACTAGTTATAGGTGGAGATCTTATCGTGCTGCTGTATGTTCATCTGATTATTCTTGCATTTTATGGGTGTCTGTCCTTTGTACTGTGGAAGGGCTTTAAAAACAATGATAAACTTTCCCGACACAACCTTGATAAGATGCGAGAGAATGCTCTTATCCGTGAAGGATTACGAGAGTTTAATCAAAGCATACAAGACCAGCTACTGAGAAATGAAAAATTAGTCGCGGAAACAAAGAAAAAAATTGCGGCAGCTTCGGCGGCAGTTCATCGACTTCCGGATGCTGACCCCGATGCTGTGGGACTAGTTGATGGTATGCTCCCTTTCAATGAGGATGCGCCGCTGATGGCTTCGGTCCTGACTGCGCTGGTTGTTAAGTACGGAGACTTTCAACTTACTATGGATGATATGAAGAATGTAACCGATGATGATTACGTTTCGGTGTATGTTGATACCAAGAAACAAGAGCTGGTTTTATCATCCGATCCCGAAAAGGCCACGGAGGCTAAGTTTTTCAATTTTGCCGGGAGTGATGACGAGACCTATCATTAGTCTCTCTTGTTAATATATGAAAAAAGGTGATTTAGTCCGTTGGGCAAAAACAAGGCAAATCGGCGTTGTTATCGATATGTTCGGAGACTTAGATCCCGAGAACCCCTGGGTTCAAGTTGTATTCCAAGGATCGCCACAACACACTCAATGGTGCAAGAAAGATGCATTGGTTGTAATTAAAGCAGGAGGGGCCGTTTCCGACCCCTCCGTTGTTGACGCTGATACTTAGTGGGAGCTTATGAGTCGCGCCATAGGTTATTCGAAGCAAACTTAATTACCTCTTCTGCAGAGTCCTCATTGTAACCGTAGTTATCAATAAGGGTCAGCACCATTGCATTAAACTTCTTCTGTTGCTTGGTATCGCGGCTTTTCGACTTGGTTACAATGCGAGATATATCCCTAACCGAAGCAACAAGCTTGCTTTCAATTGCTTCGCGGAGTGGGCCGTAAGAACGCCAATCAATAGTCTCATTACGACGTAACTTCGCAAACATGTAAGAAGTGATATCAGCACGGAAGTTATTCTTTGCCGATCCCTTAATTCCAATTTGCTCTTCAATCGAAGCCAAGAACCTTTCGTCTGCTTCCATCTCTTCGTTGGTCACCTGATCTTTAACCTTGGTTGCGTTGACATAAGCCTCAGCATGGTCAAGATAGTTATTAAAGAGAGACTCCGCCTGTTCCTCATACGCTGTTACAAAAGCCTTTGTAATTTCCTTCTCAAGTATAGAGAGGTACTCTTCATGAAGAACCTTCTGTAGGAAGTGCAGACATCGCTTTCTTTCATCTGGACTAACGATTTGCTCCTTAACCTGCTTAATAAGTGATTCACGAATAGAAATTGGTGTGATCATATTCTTGGTTGAATCGGCCAGAGCAGCATCAATCGCTTTCATAACAAACCTAGTAGAGATACCGGTCATACCTTCCTCTTCTACTTCCTCGCGGAGATCCTTGATGTCAACCTTCTTGATAAGACCCTTCTCAACGATTTCCTCACCGTTATAGATTTTCATCTTGGTAAGGGCATCAACCTTATTGGATGACTTGAGTCGAGAAAGAACCGAAAACATTGCGGCCACCTGAAGTGTATGTGGAGCAATGTGACAGTCAAAGTCAGAACGGCCGATAAGCTTCTTGTAGATTTTAACTTCCTGATCAACCTCAAGACAGTACGGGACGTTAACACGAACGATACGATCAAGAATAGCTTCATTAGTATGCTCAGCCTTAAATTTGTTCCACTCTGCTTCATTACAGTGCGCAAGGATGACACCATCAAAGTAGATCATTGCCTGCTTACCTGGGGAAGGAACATTCTTCTCCTGGGTTGCTGTGATCATTGTATGAAGGAATTCGATCTCGTTCTTAAAGACCTCAACAAATTCTACGATGCCACGGTTGCCGACGTTGAAAGCTCCGTTAAGTGAGAGTACTCGCGGATCATCTTCGGGATAGAGATCAAGCTTCGAAATATCTTCGGAACCAATAAGAAGACTTGTATCCTGTGTATTGGGATCCATGGGAGGGACAACACCAACACCTTTTCGACCTCGTACAGAAAACGCCTTCTGAGTGATTGGGAATTTAGTATAGTCGCCACCAAACTCGTTGATAAGACGATGACGACAAACGGGACAAAGGTCACCTTCAATCTTGACACCGTATGACTCAGCAAACTCCTCACGTAAAGAGCGCGGAACTAAGTGAAGTGGTTCTTCTCTAATTGGACAACCATCCAACACATAAATCGGATCACACTCTTCGAGGGCGCCCTTAATGTGTTCTACGAGAGCAGATTTACCTGCGCCTACTGGACCAAGGAGCAAAAGAACTTGTCGACTCTCTTCACCCTTCATTGCAGCCGAATGCAGAAAGCGGACAACTTTTTCTAGTGGCCGTTCCATTCCAAAGAACTGGTCTGAGAAGTAATCATATGTCTTTACCCTCTCGCCGTTGAACAATTTGTTACAACGACCATCAGTCTCGTCCAAGATGGTTAAGCCCTCTGATAAAATCTTCTCATAAAGTCTTTTATGAGCGAGAGCGGGAATACCCTTGTCTTTCTCAATTAAACGCAGGTAGTCTTCCAGTACCCCAGAGAACTTTTCTGTTTTCTTACTCTCACGGTGTTCTCTAACCGATTCAAGAAATTTGTTTGTTGTGGTCATGCTAAAACTCCCATATTTCGTCTTCCACTATGGTGATTAATTTCACCTCATCGCCCCAAAGTACTTTGATATTTTCAAATACCTTTCGAGCGTAATTCATTTCTAAATCTCGACCGTCGTGTTCATGAACAATTGCTAAAGTATTGTCTTTTTCAATTTCGTCCACAAATACCACTGGTACTCTATTAAGACCCACGTTGGTAATCATGGCATCTCGTACACTTTCCCAGCCGCCTTCGTCAGATATATCATCGACTGTGCTGCTTTGCTGTTTCTTATCAAAAGAGTAACTAAAATAATTATGCTCCCGCATGAATTCTTCATCAGTATAAAAGCGAAGAAACGTTATATCATTGTGAACCTCACGAATTGTCATGGCCTCCTCGAAACCTTTTTCTTCAATAATCTTTTGAAAGAGAGTATATCCCAAGTGATAAGGATTAAGTTGCCCAAGATGGGGGCGAATCACTTGGTTGTGAAGCTTGACAAAAGGAAGATAAAGGCTATCAGGCAGATTCAGTTCATTAATAATCTTTTGATGAATGGTGCATGCCCAACCTTCGTTCATCACTTTTGTAAGGGCTTGAGGGATAAAATACTTTGAGGACTCTTCCACAATAAGAATTAGGTTTCTCTCCCACTCTTGTAGGTGCTTGCTATGTTCCGCAATGAATCGAATTAAATTGTATTCAGGACGTAATGGATTCTTGGCCAGATCTGGTTTGTAGCCTGGGTTGTCAGCCATCTTGTCTTTTTCGATCTCAATTATGCGATCTCTTGTTTTATATTTAATGCCGGGAAAACGTGGTACCTGATATTTGATCGAATGCGCTGCATCCAAGATTCTTTCTACCTTGTCAATACCGATTGAAGGGTCTTCAATTAGCTGTCGAACGTACTTACCGGCTGATTTAAAGCTGGTAATAATGTTATCAGGGTCTGTGTGCTCAAACATTCTATTCATTTTGAAGAAATCGCTGTGACCTACACAGTGCGACATAGTTAAAATGTGAATGTAAAGAGCGTTTTCCCTCATTAGATATGCGATACTAGGGTTTGAGTTGATAATCATCTCATACGGAAGGCCCGTTTGCCCCATGTTGTATAGTGTGTGAGTTCTTTCGTACTCTTTTCCGAACGACCAGTGGCGATAATGAGTTGGGAGACCAGTATAGGCCATGGCTCCAAGCATCTCGGCATAGTCAATGATCTCATAATCGATTGGAAACCAATCCAATCCAAAATCTTTACCTACCTGACATATCTTTTCGTCCCATTTTTCTAAGTCTGAAACTGTCCAATTACTCATTTTTGTTTACCTCCCCCGAAAAGCGTAGTAAACGCTTTCCATATATGATCAGGTTCACCTATCATGACTCTTTTGAAGGTGTTGTCACATATAGGTCGCATGCGCGTCCATAGATTTTCCAAGTTTTCGTTCTTCCAAGCAGAAAAATTAGCCCATGGACTTGTCTTAAACTTACTGTCGTCGTGTAATGCATCGTCGTCAAGTCCCTCATAGTTCTCATTAATCTCACAATAAGCTGTCAGTTGACTCACTTCCTTAACTTTTTTGAACATATCAACACATTTTTCGTTGTCCGAGGCCCAATTTTCGCCATCACCACAGTAAAAAGTATAAATATTCCAAGTATTTGGGTGATACTCCTTGTCAATTATGTCAAGCTCTCTCTCCAAAGCACTCGAAACAATGGTACCACCAAAAGTTCCGACTTTAAAAAAATCATCTTCATTGACACGTTCTGCGATTGTCGAATGAGAGATGAAAACTACTTCAACTCGCTCATATCGATGGTTAAGAAACTGATATAGAAGGAAAAAGAAGCTTCTTGCAAGATATTTTCTTGCTTGAGACATCGACCCGGATACATCCATCAGGAAAAAGATGACGGCGGCGCTGTTTTCCTTGTCTTTTGGCTTAATGTGGTGGTATTTTAGATCAGAATTGTGGAATGGGAACCGTTCTTCACCTTCCGGGTCGTACGTTCCCAATTTTTCAGCCATTTTTTGGCGGCGAATCTTTCTTTTTAGTGTTTCTTTCTTAGAAAGTCGAGGTCTGATGCCCTGAAAGCGGTACCCTTTACGTTTTATTGTTTCTTGGGTAACAAAACGGAACTGTTTTTTCTCCAAATCGGGCAATTCTAGATCAGCAAAGAGATATTCAGCCAGTTCTTCGAGAGAAACTTCTACATCATAATATTCATCACCTTTTTTATCGCTGGCCTTGCCACCACCCTGGCCCTGACCTTTCTGGGCTCTTTTTTTGCCTATTTTTTGGCCTCTTTTTACGGAATGATCGCCGGCTGAACCCACCGTTTGGTTTTTTTCGCCCGATCCATAGACAAATCGATATTCTTTAAGGCCGCGTACGGGAATTCGGATCTTTTTTTTGCCATTTTGTCCAATAATTGACTCTTCAGCTATTACATCCTTGATAGACTCTTTAATCGCCTTATCAATCTTCTTTTTGTGGCGATCGCGATCACTCGCGGCTCGGTCGACAATGGATTTGTGTTTGCGGAATACGCTCATGCACTAAATACTTTCCTAATGGGCACAAAAGCCTAAAAACATTTTAGTTTTTCTGTTTCTAACAGTATAATACAAATATGCTAATACTTCAAGTACTATCTTTGATTTTTGTCGGACACTTTGCAGCAGCACTGCTCGTTTACCTTAATCATCGGTTTGTTTTTCATGGCCGGTTGGGTAAAACTAAGGTTTTGAGGCCTCTAGTACACTATCACGCGATGCATCACAAGCATGCATGGGGGGCGCGGCTGCCAACTTATATAGTGATGCCTAAGTGGGCAAGATTCTTTTTTACATTGGTTTATATTGGAGTAGCCTGGATTTCTTTTTCATTTGCTGTGGGGTTACTGAGCTTTTCTCTTTACTATGCGTATAACCACCTCGCTATCCATCGTGGAAAGCACTATCGGCACTCTTACTACCATCACACCATGCATCACCTGAAGCCAAAATGGAATTTTTCGGGAATGTACCCCTTCATAGACAAAATCTTCTCTAGTTACATTGAGAGCAGACCGAAACTATGATTCAATGGACAGTATAAACGTTTTAAAACTTGATTCTTCTTTCAAGCCAATTGAGGTCATCTCTTGGCAAGAAGCTTTTCTTTTAACCTATGTTGGAAAGGCTTGGGCAGTGGAATATACCGATATGTGGGTTAGTTCTGCGAGAGAGAGTTTTCAGATCCCGGCTATTATCGCATTAAAGAAGTTTATTGACGAAAAATTCTTTACAATCAACTGCAATCGCAAAAATATTGCCTTAAGAGACAACAACATATGCCAATATTGCAAAAATCGGTTTCCACAAGAAGATTTAACAATTGATCATGTTATACCACGATCAAAAGGTGGAAAGCATCAGTGGGATAATGTTGTAGCCGCGTGCAAGCCATGTAATCAGAAAAAAGCTAGCCATCTCCTTCAGGATTCACCAGTTATTTTGGAGACTCTACCAAAAAAGCCAGCTTATCGACTGATGATGAAAAAACGTATTGCTGGTGCGAATTTGCTCTGGGAAGAGTATTTATAACTGGGAGTGGTTGAAGAATGTCACGTTATACTTGGTTATTAGACCCTGGGCATGGTGGTTTTATTGATGGTGTTTATCAAACAGCCGGAAAGAGATCTCCAGAGTTTCCAGATGGCTCGCGCTTGTACGAGGGCGAATTTAATAGAGATGTTGTCGCACGAATAATGGATTTGTGCTCTGGCAGATGGGGAGAAGGCGGCAAGCTTGAAGTTGCGCTTAAAAGGAAGAAGAGTTGGGCCTTTCATGCGGTCGATGCCGTCAATCTAGTCAACACAGAAGAAGACACCCCTCTTAGGGTTCGTGTTAACTCAGCAAATCAGATACACGCTGAAAAGAAAAACTGTATCTATGTTTCTGTCCACGCCAATGCATTTGGTAACGGTAGAGACTTTAACAAAGCTAAGGGTACCTGCACTTTCTATTACCACAAAAGCAAAACCGGTAAGGTTCTAGCGACAAGTTTGCAAAAGTGGCTATCAGATTTGACACCGTTTAGAGATAGGGGAATCAGAGCAAATGAAACATGGGCAAACTTCTACGTTTTAAGAAAGACTCGTATGCCCGCGGTTCTGTCTGAGAACGGGTTCATGACGAACTTTGACGATGCCACACTTCTTTTGGACCCAAATGTTAGACAAGCAGTTGCTAACGCGCACTATAATATGATTCTGGAGATAGAAGAAAATGGACTCTAAGAAAAGCACCATTGAAGTACTTAATAACGCTCTTTCAGAACTAGTTTTAAAGGTGGAACAGCTTCAGTTGCGACTTGATGTGCTTTGCAAAGAGACCGGCGCTTGCAAACAAATTAAAAAGATTAATAAAGAATTGTTGAACAAGAAAGAAAAGAATAATGGAATTGATATCAACACACTTCGTAAAGAAGAATGATGTAGGATATCATGGTAATCTCTTCGGAGGTATTATGATGGCATGGCTGGATGAGGCTGCGGCGGCCTTTGCTGCTCAAGTTGCTGACACACCACGAATGGTTACCAAACATATCGCTAGTATGACCTTTGAGAGGCCCGCTAGGCCCGGTCAAATCATCAAGATATATGGAGAGGTGGCTAAGGTCGGTAAAACGTCTCTAACGCTGGCTATGGAGGCCAGAAGACACTCTGTGTACAATGGCACTCAACGGGCGGTGGTGTGTACTGAGATGACCTTCGTTCGAATCGATGGTGATGGAGAAGCTATCCCAATTTCTGAGAAAGTGCGTCTGAGATATAGAGACCCGAAAGATTTCACTTAATATATACTATTTATAGTATGGAACACTTATTTGAAGACTGGAAGACTTACCTCGAAGAGGCAGCGGATCCGTGTTGGGATGGCTACAAAAAGGTGGGAATGAAAAAGAAGGGCGACAAAATGGTCCCTAACTGTGTACCCCTTGAAGAAGAGGTCATCGAAGAAAAAGATGATCGTTGTACAAGAATCGCTAAACGTAAATATGATGTTTGGCCGTCTGCATATGCATCCGGCGCTGTAGTGCGCTGTCGAGCAGGGAAGATCTGGAAGGGTGTCAAAGAAGAGATTGAAGACGTTGCCCTAGCAGAAAACACAGAGTATGAAGATCTTCTTGAAGAAGCTAAAAAGAAGAAGGCTGGTACAGAGTCCAGCAAAGAAAGTAGCCTACGAGACTGGTTCGGCCGCAAAGGCGCCAAGGGCTCTAAGAGCGGTTGGGTTGATTGCAATGCACCAGACGGTGACGGTGGTTATAAATCTTGTGGTCGCGAAAAGGGCGAAAAGCGAGGCAAATATCCTGCCTGTCGACCAACTCCGGGCGCTTGTAAAGAGCGTGGCAAAGGCAAGTCTTGGGGCAAGAAAGCCAAGAAGAATGAGATGAAGACAGTTCAGGTTCTTGATGTTGGTGCTCTGATCACAGAGGAAACGGAGCGTTATCTTCTTGAAAGAGATATTTTCCCACACCTGACTGAGGCTCACTTAGACGATGGCACTGCTGTCTGCGTGGCGTGTCTAATGGAACAGCTTGATACCGCGACCTGCGGGTGCCCAGATCTTGTCTACGAGGCAGAGTACCAGGGGCGTAAGGTAACACTTAACAAGCCCACACGTGGAGATGTCAAGAAATTCAAAGTTTATGTCAAGGATCCGTCAACTGGAAATATAAAAAAGGTTAACTTTGGCCATGGCGGATCAAGTGCCAAGGCTAAGGGCGAAAAGACAATGAAGATCCGCAAGAGCAACCCCAAGGCCAGGAAGAACTTCCGGGCCCGCCATAACTGCGACAACCCAGGACCCAAGACGAAGGCCAGGTACTGGTCTTGCAAGAAGTGGTAAACTATGAATTTTATAATCAAATATCTTAGAAAGCTCGCAGACCTTACAATCGGTCGGTGCTGTTCTAACTGTGGCTGTTGGAACGCGGGGGAAGAAAAATGATCAGAATAAGAATTGGCAAGGCTATAAAAAAGATTAAAAAGTATATCTGCCCTCCTGCAACACAGGATCTTGAACTTAACACTAAAAATCGTAACGCTGCAATTGAAGCTGAACATATTCAGTACGGTCCGCTAAACTTAGAGGATGAGAGTTACTGGGATAGAGCTGCAGATCACTGGAATACAACCATCGACGTTGCAAAGGCGTCCAACTGTGGCAATTGTGTGGCATTTGACATATCTCCGCGGATGGAGGAATGCATGCCCGGGCCGGCTGAAGATGAAGATGGCCGGCTTGGATATTGCTGGATGCATCACTTTAAGTGCCACAGCGCTCGCACATGCTATACGTGGGCAGCTGGTGGACCAATCGAGACAGACGAAACTTCGCACGAATGGCAAGATAAGAATTCATTTGATGAGGAGTAGCAATGAAGCTCCTACTTGAAACCTGGCGACAGTATTTGAATGAAGAAGCAGTTGATGTTTCTGACACTCTCTTTTTTGTTAAGTCTCCTTGGGGTGTAAAAAATAACAAATGGGACCACGTAGGCTTTCTACTTCCCAATGGTAAAATGAAAGATATGTCCGGTCATCGCGGTGAAATGGTAGAACCGGTTATTAGTACTTGGGAAGAGATGCGCAAAGATGGATTTGAGCACCTGCCGGAGGACCCGCAGGAAGCCAAGGAAGCAGGGCTTTTTAAGACGATATCGCTGGATAAAGGTGTACAGGTGCCAGACGGTATTATCTGTCGTACCGATGACCCAAACAAAAAATCAGAAAATTGTGGGAGCTTTGTCTTCAATGTACTTTCTAATTCTGGGATTGACCCTTCCTTTCTTAAGTCTTCTGAGTTTATGGTTGTCGGGAAGGGTTTTGAATGAAACTCCTACTTGAAAACTGGCGGAAGTTTATCGTTGAGAGCAACAAGAGAATTGGTGTCCTAAACTCGAACCATAGCGGCGAAGTGTATACACACGGACTGTACAGTTCAAATATGGAAACTGCGACGGCCGGTGTTGAAGGACAAGAGGTTGAAATAATTAGTGGCTGGCAAGACCAAGGAGTTGAGTGGAAACTAATAAATGTGGATGGCATAGAAGGTTGGATTGAGTCCGACGCGATTGATATGAGCGAAAAAAACCAGAATGCCTATTCTTTTGATTTCGATAACACACTTATTCGATACCAGACTTTAGAGGATGGCGATGTTGTATATTTAGGCCCACACGAAGAAAACCTCCAGATCCTCAAAGATCTTGCTGCAGAGGGCAATAAAGTTATTATTGTAACATCGCGATTTAAGCTTAAGGGCCCGAAGAAACCTTGGGATGATGCCCCGACTCCGGAGGAGTTGGTAGCTGATCTAAACCTCCCAGTTGAGGTTATTGAATATACTGATGGCGAACTTAAGACTTCAAAGCTTCTGGGACTGCCTTATAATATAATAAAACACTGGGATGACGATCAAGACGAAATTAACGCTCTCGCCGATACTGGTATCCAGGGGGTCAAAGTAGAGGTTCCCGGAGAAGAGACAGAGAGGCTGCGAGCAAAGTGGGTCCATAACTTATCTCAAGAACTGCAAGAGGGTGGCATGGAGATTCCCGAGGGAATGAGAATATATCTTAAGAATCACCCTTATATGGAGCCTGATGGTTTACAAGAGGCCGCGGAGCCGAAAAAAGGTACCGGTAAGAAACCTAAAGGCTCCGGGCGGCGTCTGTATACTGATGAGGATCCAAGTGATACAGTCTCTGTAAAATTTCGCACCATCCAAGATGTAAAAGATACTTTCTCAAAAACATCATTTAAATCAAAATCTCACAAGCGGCAGTCTCAAATTATAAATCTGGTTCATCAAAGAGTGCGATCGGCTTATCAGAATGCCAAAGATCCAAAAACTAAAGCTAGGTTGAAGAAAGTTTTAGATTATGCGGAAAAGAGAAAAGCCACTTCAAAAGAAAAAACAAAACGTTTACAGAAGAAAAAAGACTAATTAGCATATGAGAGAACTCACTGTAACATTAGTTGATAGAATTAGAGAACTTGTTTTAGAAGAACTAGAAGCTCTAAATGAAGCCGAGGGCAAAGGTTGTGCTGAAAGCGAAGGCGGCCCGGGATGTATCAAGAAAAAAAATGACCAGTGGGTGATTATGAACAACAAAAAGGGCGGAATCTGGCGTAAATGCGACTCAAAAGCACATTGCGAAGAGATTCTTGATGCCTTTCACGCATCAAAGGGTTAAAAAATGAGTATAGACTATAAACAACTTGAATCCATGGTTAGGGAAGCGCTCGGCGGTGATGTCGGCGGCGGAGTTATGGGCCCATCAGCGCCCGAAGGTGTACCGCACCGAATGCCGGCCGCAGATGTCGATACACCAGAGCAAGACCGCGGTGATGAAGATGCCAACAAGATGTATGAGATTGCGCTAGTTGCCAGGGAAGCCACAGAGAAGCTCGTAGAAGCTTTGGATGAGCCCATCTATGACGGCGCTTATGAGCATGCTTTTAAAGCGTCCGCATGCCTTAGAAAGGCACTCAATGATCTTGAGGCTGCTGGCGCACACCCGATGCCAGACCAGCGTGTTGTTGCTCCATCTAAGAGCCAACAGCCATATGGAACAGGCGGTTCTAACGCCATGAATGCATACAGCATGGGTTATGCTGATTTTGGTGGCGGTGTTGGGCTTGAGGAACAAGATGATACCCTTAAGGGCTTTGGAACATCGGTAGTCAGCAAGTCGGCTCAGGCAAAAGCAGAATTAGAAAAATCTAAACAAATTGCGAGCGGGGACGCTCTAGAAGATGTCGACACCAGAGAAAGAGCAATGCTGTTGCAAATTGAAAAAATATTAACTGATGTCGCTGAAAAAGACGATCTTTCTAAGTATAGACCTGTTATACAGCAGATGTTGAAGAGACTGATTGCGTCGTCGTCGAAGCGAGCAGCCGCGGATGCAAGCAAAGTTAAACAATAAGGAAAACGAATAATGAAAATTTCAAAAAACGCTCTTAGGCAGCTGATTAAAAAAGAACTGCAACAGTCTTCCTCTGTCTTATTTGAGACTCCGGAGCTGGACGAAAACCTGCACTCGGCGCCACAAGATGATAAAGATCCTGACGGCTACGAAGGTCACATGGCGAAAAAATCGCTCTATCATATGGCCGCACAGTCACAACAGCTTCATGATATGCTACAGGATGATGAAAACCTAGAGCCATGGGTCCAGGCAAAAATTGTCAAGGCAGCTGATTATCTTGAGGCCGCCTTTAAATCTATTACCTATGAAAAGGGCCCGGGCAAGGGTGATCTAGGATGAGCTGGGATTGGGCCCATTTTAAAGCCGAGGGATATATCTCACATCTTAAACGCTCTGGGAAACTTTCAGGGCTTCTTATCCTTGGTGGGTTGGCAATGGTTCTTCATATGCTCGTTCCATTTTGGCAGCAACCTAAATGGTTATCGGGATATGGGCTCCGGGACACACTGGACGTCGAACTCAAAGAAGTGGCTAGGAAACAAGCAGGGTTGGACTAGATGCTCCGGAGAATTGTCAAGCTAGTATATTTCTTGTCTGTTCTCATTCTTATAGATTTAACAGCAACACTATTCTGGGTAGAGCAAGGGCTCGCAACAGAAGCAAATCCGATCATGGATTTCTTTTATCAAGCTTCACCGCTTTTATTTGTTGTTGCGAAACTGGGCCTTAGTGGCGCTGGGATTTGGATTCTCTACTATTTTAGAAAAAGATTTAAGAAAAAAGTCTTCGCAGCTCTTTTGGGACTTAATCTAGTTTACATCGCTGTTTTTGTTTATCATTTATGGGCGGTTCTCTTTCTGTTATTTTCAACTAATTAATAAACAATGCACAAATGCGTAAACAATACAGTAGGAAACGTGTATCATCTTGAACAGATGGTCGACAATTTCTTTCCATACTCTCAAGAAAGACTTGGCTTTGATAAACCAGTGACTGTCTATTTTCAGAGCGATTCGGAAAATTCCAATAAAATGCTTGGAAAAACAGCCTACTACGACCCTGAGCATATGAATATTGTTTTATACGTTGATGGTCGGCATCCCAAGGACATTATGAGATCTTTGTCCCATGAACTTGTTCACCATGCACAAAATTGTCGTGGCGATTTTACAAGCGACAATGAAACACATGAAGGGTATGCCCAGAGTAACCCTCATCTTCGTAACATGGAGAAAGAGGCATATACCAAAGGAAATTTAATATTTAGGGATTTTGAAGACCTAATTAAGACAGGAAAAATTGACATAGAGATTGATTTTTTAAAAACAGGAGAACCAAAAATGTCACTTAAAGAGTGGAAAAACAACGAAATCAACACTAAGTTGATGAAAAAATGGGGACTTCTTAAAGAAGGCGTGCCAGAGGTTTCTAAAAATAAATTAGATTCTGACGATGTGCTTGATGGCCCAGGAGATATGTCCGTAAAGGATGGTAAACTCGTGAAAGCTGTTGAAGAAGACGAGATCGAGGAGGCTGTTGAGGAAACAACAGCTCCAAGAATGATTTCCCTCAAGGAAGCCAAAGACATCACTCGCAGAATTCTTGCGAAAATCAAAGAGGAGGCCAAGTAAAATGGTTGCACCACACGTTAAAAGAAGAAGAAAAGCTGAAGCAGCGAAAAAAGCCGCAGAGGCAGCAAAGAAGGCTGAAGAGGCCGTGGCAGTGAAGCCTGCGGCGGACGTAAAGCCTACACCTGCTCCAGCTGCTCCAAAGGCAGCACCGGTAGCACCGAAGGTAACACAGAAGGATTGGGACAAGGTTGAAAAGACCCTGGCCAAGGATCCTGTTGCTAAGCCAGCAGTTGCTAAGACTGTTACTAAAAAGACTACTGCAAAGTAATAAGATATGGACTTTCGTCGTTTAACACGCCAGTTCATTCTTAATGAAGGCCAAGCCCCTAGCGTGTCGAGTTATCTTCAGTCAATCTCTGAAGTTCTCACCAACATCCGTCCGAGCACTCGCACTGACGAGCGCCGGATTGAAATGGCTCGACAAAGCCTGAAAGAAGTACGGCGCCAAATGCGCCGGCTTCAAGAGCGTGTTGGGGTATTAGAAGAGCAGGTTTCTATCTTAGAAGAAAACAAGGAGTAGGATTATGTCCCTTCTGGATGAAGGCAAAGCAAACACTCACTTAACTCACCTTGAAGAGCTTGTTTTAACACAGGGTCCAAAAGGCTATGATATGGCTCGGGCATTTTTGCTTGAGTTGTTGGAAGAGTTAAAGGGAAATACCAACTCCAGTGTTCAGACCACCGTCAAATGGGACGGGGCTCCTGCTATTTTTGCTGGTACCAATCCCAATAATGGCAAGTTTTTTGTTGGCACCAAGTCTGTCTTTAACGAAACCCCGAAGATTAACTACACACCCCAGGACATTCAGAAGAATCATGGCCGTGCTCCAGGGCTTGTTGATAAATTAAACAGGGCGCTGATTGAGTTACCCAAGCTTGGAATTAAGAACATTCTCCAAGGCGATTTCATGTTTGATGATGAAATGCTCTCAAAAGTCAATATTGATGGGGAGCCTCATTATCGATTTAAGCCAAACACACTTATTTATACTGTTCCGGTTGATTCGAAACTTGGTCAAGAAATAGGCCAATCTAAGTTTGGAATTGTGTTTCATACAACATATAACGGCGCAGACGAGAAGGGGCGTCCAACCGGTGTTAAACTTGGTGCTGATGTCAGTGGACTGAACCGAGTGCCCGGAATTTGGTTCGATGATGCTCGGTTTACCGATGATACCGGAACCGTTACGTTAACTGAAGATGAAGAGACGAAGGTTAAGGAATTAGTTTCAGCTGCGGATCAGGTCAATGAAAAGATTGATTATGAAGGTCTGCCGATGGACCTTCTTAACATCTATATCAACTCTGAAATCAGAGGCGGTCAATTTCTTGAGGATCCAGCTAAATCTTTTCTAGGCTTCAAACGTTGGTATTCAGGTCGCCTAGAAAAAAGAATTGATAAACTTAAGTCTGAAAAAGGAAAGATGCGAGCAACCCAAAAAGGTCAAGAGATGCTCGCAGCCTTTGATAGCAAACAAGAAGATATTCTCAATCTTTTCAGAGTTTCCCGACTTCTCTTTGAAGCAAAGAACATCTTTGTCAACAAATACAACAACGCTGTATACAACACAAAACACTTTATTGATGATGGTTCGGGCGATTTGGTCGCAAGCAACCCAGAAGGCTATGTAGCCGTTGACAACGACGGAAACGGTGTTAAATTTGTTGATCGTTTGGAATTTAGCAAAGCGAACTTTGCAGTCGACAAGGGTGCAAAGTTCCAGCAAACCGAAAGTCTTACAGTATATTGGGGATCTGATGGGTTCTCAGTTACTAAGAATCTCTTGGAGTGGTCCCAGAACCTTCCTCCTGTTGAAAAGAAGAATCAAGAACTTTATGAAAACCTTCTTGGTGGTGTTCCAATTACCTCTTTGGTTCGTGATGCGCGGTACGTAAAGGTTGCCTTGGCTGAGGCTGTTAATTGGGCTTTGAATGAGAGTCTTGGAGATAGGGTGGTTGATACTGCCGTTGGTACTCTTAAAAAGTATATCTCGAAGACAATGCCTGCTTTGAAAAACACATTAACGATGGAACAAGATCAAAAGAGAGTGATCGCCATTTATCCCGGCAGGTTCCAACCAATGGGACAACATCACTATCAAACATATAAAGCTCTGGCCGACAAGTTTGGCGTAGAGAATACCTTTATTGCTACATCAAATGTTATGGATCCGACAAAAGGATCTCCCTTAAGCTTTAACGAGAAAAGACGTATCGCGGTGGAGCATGGTGTCCCTGGGGATAAGATTATCCTGACTCGTAATCCATATCAGGCAGATGAGATTACCGATGGTTTCGATCCGGGGAACACCGCGGTCGTGTTCGCTGTTGGTGGCAAGGATATGCGTGAGAGCCCCAGATTCGCAAATCTAGACGGTTTAACCAAAAAGGGGACTCCTGCTTACTACAAAACTTATAAGCCAACAGAAGAGCTTGTAGGGCTTGACAAGCACGGATATATTGCAGTCGCTCCACATGTTGAGATTGAGATCCCTGGCTTTGGCGAAATGTCTGGTACAACTTTAAGAAAAGCCCTGAAGGGGGCCTCTCGTGAAGACTTCGAAAAGATCATGGGATTTTATAATCAAGAAATATATGATATACTTCAAGGGAAACTTGAAGAGTTATCTGGCGTCGGGGCCGGCGGGGGCTATGCAGGTCCCTTTGGAATGCGGACCCCTAAGATTGTAGGCTCCGAACAGAAAGAGAAGAGACATCCCAAGAACTTCATTAAAGAAGAACAAGAGATAGTTAATGAAGTAATGGACTATTTATTAGGTATAACGGTGGGTTGATAATGATAGAACGCAAGGAATTTACACAAGAGATAATGCTCCGCGAGAATGTGCGCAAGGCCATTCGGCACGTTTTGGACAAAAGAGGTGCCAAGAGTCTGGAAGAAGAGAACCAACTACGTACCATTATCAGAGGCCTGATAGAGAGCCAGTCTGCAGTTGCTTCTGTGGCAAAACACCCTAGTACTGGGATCAATACTTTGGAAGATTTACTTAAGAATTCCAATGTCTTGTCTGTTATTGAGACTGGGTATAAGTCTCTTACTACGGATGCGCAACAGAGAGATTCGTACAAAAACCATATCTTAAATGCTGTTGAAAAATCTCTTGCACCTGAAGAAGAGCGCAAAGAAGCCGGCGCCGATGGTGAACTTGATCCCGTAGAAGAAGAGATTAATGTCTCGCTTTCCGACAAGCCTGAAGATGATCCTGCCTTTATTGATGTTGAACCTGAGGTACCTGTCGCCGAGCCAGACGAGCGAGCTGAGTTCGGCCTCGAAGGTGAAGACAAAACTGGGCGAAACAGAGCGTATGATGATTTCCATGATATAGAGAAGAACATCTTAACTGCTTTTGATAATCTTGATAATCCAAAAGATACCAGCATGTTCGAGGAATACCTGATTAAGAATCTAGTTTTATATTTCGAAAAATATGAAAGCGAATTGGTCGAAGACCCCGGCCCGCCGGCAGCTGCAGCCAATGTAACACCAGATACACCGGTAGAACCTGACGAAGGAGAGCCTAGCTCCGAGCTTCCTGAATTTGAACTGGAAGAAGGAAGTGAGATTAACTTAGAAAGCTTAGTCGATAGTCTTTTACAATAATAATACATGTCAAACCCTAATATAGAAAAGGGTTTTAGTAGAAACAAGTCATTATCTAAGAAACTTCGTAAAGAAGGCAAATCATCTGAAGCATTTGAGATAATGTTATCTTCTCTAACCCTTGAAGAAGTTATAGGACTTAAGTTAGAATGCTCTATGCGGCTTACAAATGGTAAGTTGTATGGATTTAATCTCTGGTCAAAAATGGTTAATATTACTAAAGAAGCATTGTATAATGCCACTATCAGTGTAGCTGAAACTAACATTGAAATAAGAAGGATACTTGGGATTAACCAAAGATCACTTGTTGAGATGAAGAAGAGATATGACATAAATAGAGAATAAACTATTTGTCTTTTCTTGTCAACAACTATTTTTAAAAAAGGGGGTGGTTTGGGTTTCGACTGAGATTAAGGCCTGCAATGGTATTCTCAGGACCACGGTTCGACTCCGTGCACCTCCACCAAAAAAACTTATGATCAATTGGCTAAAAACTAGAATATCTAACAAGTTAAACAACTTTTCCGCTGAAAAGTTAAAGGCTTTCCTTAAGAAGAACGGACTAGCATTTGTTATTATCTTCGTTGGATGGGAAATCATAGAAGATGTAGTTTTCCCGATTATATTTGCCGCTCTTGGCAACCATGTACACCCGGCCTTCTATGCTGGAATTCCTGCATCTCTCATACTGTGCTTTCACTGGCTAGCCATTCCAGTACTTTGGGGACTGTGGGTAAAGTTGACCAACAGAGAAGATAATTACGATAAACACGACTGTTGCGACTAAAAATATACTTTTTGCTTGCACACTACAATTAATCTTGTTATTATATAATTAATATAAGGTGAATAAGATTGTAATTTGTTTATTTCTGTTACTTTGTTCCTGCTCTAATATAGGTGAAGAAGATATTAGAATAGAAGAATATGGTGAAGAATATGCTGTTATGGACTGCTGGTGGAGTAAGAACGAAGGACCCAACACTCCGGTTTTTTGGTGCGACAAACAGATGGAGACTCAGCTTATCTCTGGATTTGTCAGCCTAGCTATTGAAAAAGGACCACAAAAAGATGAGTTTTTCTCAATCTGTGGCAGAGACATCATCCTTAATTCAGGTTATGACTTACATGATGCTTTAATTGCTAGTCTTACTAATAATAGTTATAATTGTTATAATCATTATGAGAATAAGATAGGTAACGAGTTTGATTCTATATGGGATCCTGAGATCAATATATTACAGATAATCTGGCGCCCACCAGACAGTGATCATCAGGTCCTAACTCTCTATATACCAGATCCTGAAGGCAATTCTGCAAGGGTTTCCGGCACTGTTTATCACAAAACTGGTTTCTTTAACTAAATATAATGTGAATGATACCACTAAGATAGCACTTTGGTGTGCTTTGTATGTATTGATGGCAATAATGATGATACATTCTCTGTGTTCATCAGCGCTAGCCAGCAATTACCAAGCTAACTTTCAAAGAGTCTCGCTAGTTGAGAACAGACCATCCCAGGTTGCAACCTGGGCCCGAACACCAACCGTTATAATTTGCGAGCATGCTCCTATCACTCAAAAGCAAATTCTAAGTGCTGTGAATTTTTGGAAAAAGTTAGGACATAGATTCTACTCGACCCAATATAAACACGATCCAATGAATAAATGCTTGATGGATGCGCCTACTGGTTATATCGTGGTACACATGGTGACGGCAGGCATTCGACTGGAAGAAGTCGCCCTCGCCCAGACACGTTTTTACGTTGATAACCTAACAAATAAGATTCAATATGCTAAAATCTATATGCGTAAAGATGTGAGAGAGACAGTTTTGGAACATGAACTAGGGCATGCGTTAGGATTCTTACATTATAATAAAATTAACCATATTATGAATGAAAAGTGGGCCCAAGGCGGCTGGGACAAAGAAGGTCTTGAAAGTCAACCCCGTTAGCCCCGTTAGCTTAAAAAGTTACTATTTATATTAAACACTGGAGAATCCAAGGTATGTCAGACGAGAATGAAAAGAAGGTACCAGCATTTTTAAAAACTGTATACCTCTCCAACAGAGAGATCCGACTCATTCTTGCTGGTCTTTACTCCTTAGAAATGCCTAAAGAGGAAGTCGAAGGTACATTGTGGAAAAAGCTTTTATTTGAAAAGTTACACAAAAAAACAAGAAGAAAGAAGAGCTAGTGGCCAAATATAAAAAGGGCAAAATGTCCAGGCAAGAGGTCGAGGCCCTGATTGTTAAAGCTATAGCAGAGTTCGGTGACAGAGCACTGTACGCAATTAAGAATGGTACAATTGGAAAAACCCTTTACGCCTACGCAGATACTAAAGAAGACGCTCACAAGATAAGACTCCTGATGCCATTAAGATGGAACAATTTGCACTGTATAGTAATCTATGACAGTGACCCGGATCCAGAGGAAGAAGAAGAATTTGAGTGGATGGATCCCGCACTATATTCCCCAAAAGAGTAAGATATGATAACCGCAATCGGCGACGTAATGAGAGAGTGTTATAAACGCGGATGGATTACCACTCGCGATGGCAACTGTTCGCTCCGAAGAACCGGAGAGAGCAAGATCTATATCACTCCTTCAGGCGTGAGAAAAACCCTTATACATCCAGAGTTTGTTGAATCTCTTCGGATACATGATGGCGAAGTGGTAGTAAATGATGGCGAATGTCCTTCAGGAGAGTTAGAAATGCACTGGCAAATTCTCCAAAACGCTAAGAGCACTAGGTGTGTCTTACACGTACACTCGACGAATATCGTAGCAGCAATGTACGCGGGTTGGGACCTCAAGAGTATGGCGCTACAATTCCCAGAGATCTATAGATATACCAAGGTAGGCCCCAATGTCCCAGTGCTTCCCGCTATTTCTCAAGCACTTGCTGATGAAACCTCTAGGGCATTTGGGCTAAAGGATGGAATCTTACAGTACGATGTAGTTGGCCAAGGTAATCATGGAGTATGTTCTGTTGGACAGAATCCTTGGGAAGCATTCGAACATATTGAGAGATTAGAACATATTTGTCAAATAGTCTTGAATTCTGGCGTCAGACCTAGTATAATAACAAGAATGCCGGTATAGCTCAGTTGGTAGAGCAGTTGATTTGTAATCATCAGGTCCCGTGTTCGAATCATGGTGCCGGCACCAAGGATGTTATATGAAAGAGTGGAGCGATAAATCATTACTAAAGACACTGCCTAATCCTAGTGGGGACGGGTACGAGATCAATATTAAAAATCCCGAAGTAACCTTTATTGGTGTCAAAGACCAGCCAGATTTTGCCACAGTGTGGATTGTATTTTACCCAAAAGATAGTATTATCGAATTGAAATCTTTGAAGAAATACTTTCAAGATTTTCGTAATCGACTTTTGTCTTACGAGAGATTGATCAATGTTGTATATGATGATTTGATGAGCGTTTATACGCCGCACAGGTTACGTTTAGAGATGGACTTTAATCCTCGTGGTGGAATATCTTCTAAAATTGCAATTGATTCTGATTGGACGATACGCGGCGGCGAAGAGAAATTTAAAGATTGGGCAGGCAAGGATCACAGATGGTAAACAAAACACAAGACTTGGATGTTCTAGAAGAAGCGGTAGCAGGAATTTATTTGCGCTCGGCTGAATGCAGAGTTCAGCCAGTCCCGGGCCGGCCATATTATGTTTATATGAGAGAAGACAAAACGTCTTTTATCTCCATGGTAGAACCGCAGTATTGGAATGCCGAAAGATTCAAGCTTAAGTTCATTTGCAAAGCTATTTATAATGAAAGTGGGTGGCGTGAACTACCCGCGGAATAATGGGGATGTAGCTCAGTTGGGAGAGCAGTTGCCTTGCACGCATCAGGCCGCAGGTTCGACTCCTGTCATCTCCACCATTTTCGGGCGGTTAGCTCAGTTGGCTAGAGCGTCTCGTTTACACCGAGAGGGCCGGGGGTTCGAGTCCCTCACCGCCCACCATATGACGGAGCGTAGCGCAGCCTGGTAGCGCATCTGGTTTGGGACCAGAGGGTCGCAGGTTCGAATCCTGCCGCTCCGACCATTTAAGCAAGCAACCTGTAAATTACCTTAAGTCAACGCTATTTATAATATGTCCAATAAAGTTTTATTATGTCCTCCGACTTTTTTTGATGTAGTATATTCTATTAACCCATGGATGCAGGGCGCCCAAGTTAATAGGGCCGCGGCCATGGACCAATGGTTTAAACTAAAAAATGGAATACAAGAATGGGGTGTCGAGGTAAAACTGATCGACCAAGAGCGCTCTCTTCCAGATATGGTATTTACAGCGAATGCCGGGACAGTTCGTAACAACAAAGTAGTCTTAAGTAACTTCAGACATCTAGAACGACAACCTGAAACTGACGTATATGAAAAGTGGTTTAAAGAAGCTGGTTATGAAACCCATCGCCTCCCGCGCCAGATTAACTTTGAAGGTTGCGGAGACACTGTTATCTTGGGCGATAAGATGTTTGCTGGCTATGGTTGGCGCTCCGACTTGGGCGGCATTAGAAGAGCAGCCAAGATTCTGGACCTAGAGTTGATTCCCCTTAAATTAAGTCATCCTAATTTCTATCACTTGGACACTTGTTTTTGCTTATTAGGGGCTCAGAGCGCTCTATACTACCCCGGCGCTTTTGCTCCATCAGCTATTAAGAAATTGAAAAAACATGTCCCGGAACTGATACCATTGGATGTTCACGATGCAACTATGTTCGCATGCAATTCGGTGGTGTATGATAGTCGGATCTTAATGCCTGCAGGCCCACAAAAAATTCTTGAAGAATTGGATGTTAGAGGATATGAGGTAAAACTAATAAACACTAGTGAATTTTTAAAATCTGGTGGTTCGCTGCAGTGCATGACTTTGTGGATTTAGTGCGGGTGTAGCTCAGTGGTAGAGCATCGCCTTGCCAAGGCGAACGTCGTGAGTTCGAATCTCATCACCCGCTCCAAATAACTGTGAAAATATTAATCAACTTCTAGTAGAATCAAACTATACTCAACAAAGGAGTACTAAATGAGTAATCAAATGGCAGAACGATTAGTGCGAGCAAGCCTTGCAAAATTTGAAGCTGACAGGCAAGAGGCAATCGCAATTATTGAGTTATACTTAAACCACCCCATGGGGGTAGCTGAACATCCAAATGTTGTTACAGAGTTAACAACTGCGTTCGTAAGATTGGCAGAGGCCGAAGAAGCCATCGGAGCAGTAGAGAGAAACTTTACCTTAGCTAGGGACACGGGAGTCGAAAATGAGTAATAAAACTCCTAGGCCAACGCCATACACGACTGTTTGTGTATCGGGAGGCTTCGATCCTGTGCATATTGGACACCTTCGTATGATTCAGGATGCATCACAACATGGACATGTTATCGTTGTTGTCAATTCGGATGAATGGCTAATGCGAAAGAAGGGTTATATTTTCATGCCATTCAAAGAGCGCTGCGAGATCTTGGAAGGATTCGCAGCTACTGGAGAGACCACGTTTGTAGATGACTCAGACAATACAGTTTGCGAAGCTCTCCGGCGAATTAAGCCCAACTACTTCGCTAATGGGGGCGACAGAAAGACTGACAACACCCCAGAAATGGATGTATGCGACGAATTAGGCATTGGAATGCTCTGGTCAGTCGGTGGGGGAAAAATCCAGAGTTCTTCTACTCTCGTTGAAGACGCCGGCATGGTTGATAATGACTCTGCAGACATCATTCGGCCCGACCGGGTTGAGATTGTTCAATGTGGTCATACCAAAAAGCCGGGAGACAATTAACACCGACCATCTATTTACCTTACAGATAGGGTTTCCATGAGCCGTAAAAAAATATATGTATTAGATACTAGCGTTTATCTAACAAATGCAGACGCAGTATACGCTTTTAAAAATCACGACGTTTACGTTCCTTTGAAGGTATTCGAGGAGATTGATAAGCACAAAAAGCGCCAAGACTTAGTTGGTGCCCAAGCGAGAAAGATTATCCGCATCTGGGACGAACTCCGTACCAGAGGGTGTCTTAAAAAAGGCGTCCGGATCCGAAAGGGTCTGGGTATCCTTCAATCTGTTTCGGCGGCAGACATTGATCCTGATGATCTTCCAACCGATTTAGATATTAAGATCCCAGACCATTTAATTATTGCGACGGCCAGAGCTGTTGCAAGAGAGTCAGAGCGCCAAGTCATACTTGTTTCGCGTGATATTAACATGCGTGTTATCTCGGATGCGATTGGTCTACCTTGTGAAGATTTTCAAAATCAGCAAATTGTTGATAGTAGCGAGGAGATCTTTAAAGGATACTCCGAAGTTCTAGTTGACGATGAGATCGTGGATCAATTCTACGAGAAAAAAGAAGTTTATCTTATAAACCGAAAACTCAGAACCAACGAGTATGTGATGTTGATTTCTAACGCAAACGAGAAAAAGACAGCGCTTGGAAGATTTATTAACGAAAATACACCTCTTAGGCAACTCCATAAAGACCGCCGCGGCGTTTGGGGTATTCGTGCCCGTAACAAGGAACAGTCTTTCTTACTAGATGCACTGATGGACCCCGACATTGAGGTTCTCACCGTGATCGGCAAGGCAGGTAGCGGTAAGACGCTCTGTGCCATCGCTGCAGGGCTTGCACAGACTCTAGATGACTCCACATCCTTATACAACCGTATAATCGTTTCTAGGCCCGTACAGCCGCTTGGAAAGGACATTGGGTTCCTACCCGGAACTATGGAAGAGAAAATGTCGCCATGGCTCATGCCAATTCAAGATAATCTACAGACTCTTATGGGCAACGACAAAATGACCCTTGACATTTACATGGAAAAGGGTATAATAGAGATTGAAGCTATCACTTATATTCGTGGGCGCTCAATTGGCCAGGCTTTTATTATAATTGATGAAGCACAAAACTTGACAACTCACGAATTAAAGACTATAATAACAAGAGTTGGTGAAGGTACAAAGATTATTTTGACTGGTGACGTAGAGCAGATCGACAATGTTTACATTGATGCAACGACAAACGGACTAACCCATGCGGTTGAAAAGTTTAAGGATTTTGAACTAGCTGCTCACGTAACACTCCTCAAGGGAGAAAGGTCTAGGGTCGCATCCTTCGCTGCAGAAAATTTGTGAGGATAAAATGGAATATAAAGACACTATAAAGACCGGAGTGGTGACTTCGGATACTGGCCTTAAGGAGCTGGTAGTTAATTATATCGGAGAAAGATTACTAGCTGAAGAAGATATTACTGTTGACATGGCAGTACAGGTTTTCGCAGCAGAATTCCCCGATTTCTTGCTTGCGGTTGCGGAGGAAAACTTTCTTCGAGGATATGAGCAGGCCCTTACGGATGTTGAAACCGTAGAAAACAAAAACAATGTACAGCCGTGAATATTATATCTATCACATTCCTGTATTTGTATTTGGAGAAGCCGAACCAAGTGTAAACATCCCCGGCTTCTGCACTGAAATTGAAAACACGCTTCCTCTATCGGTCCTACGCAATGTGGAGGTCTGTTATATTGCTGACAATCCCATTTTAGATGGTCGTAATGCAGCATACGCTGAGGGTGCTATCTATATGAAGCTCTCCGAGCCGACTAACGACGATATGGTTGAGAACTTTATTCACGAAGTCGCACATGCTGCCGAGACTGATCGTCCATATTTTATATACGACGAAAGAATGCAGATGGAGTTTCTGGGCAAGAGGAGAAAGTTGTATCACCTGCTTCAGGCTGAGGGGTACGAACAGATACCAGAAAGAATGTATGCAAACGCAGAGTACAATAAACCCTTTGATGATTTTCTAGCAAATGTAGTTGGCTACCCAACTCTTCTAAGTCTTACGATGGGGTTGTTTTGTTCTCCCTACGGAGCAACATCAATCCAAGAGTATTTTGCTAATGGATTCGAAAAATACTTTACAGAGAACCCAGAATATGTTAAAAGTATAAGTCCGATACTCTATCAGAAAGTTGTAGCAACCCTCAATGACCAATAAAAAAACACACATATCTTACTCCGAACTTAAAGACTGGGTACATTGTCCTCACTATCACAAAAAGAGCTGGGTTGAAAAAGTCGCTTCATTTGATGGCAACGAGTATACTGCTTTTGGCACAGCCATTCACGATGTCTGTGAAAAGAAATTACTCAGAGAAAACATAGACCAAAAAAAGGTGTTTCAAATTGGCTTCGATAAAGAGTTGCAAAAACTTGCCGAAAAAAATGTTGAAGTAAATGATAAAAATGTCGAGCAAATGCGAACAGCAGGTCCTGAAATTCTTGCTGAAGTAGAAAATGCTTTGGATGATTATTTTGGAGATTATGAAGTTTACTCCTCTGAGGAACTTTTATATGAGGAGATCGAAAACTTTGGGCACAACTTTAAGGGATTTGTTGATGCTGTAGTCAAAGTGGGTAATACCTATCATCTTTTTGACTGGAAAACGTGCTCATGGGGGTGGGACTCACGCAAAAAAGCAGAGAAAATGGTGACGTACCAGCTTACATTATACAAACATTTCTTCTGTCAGAAGCACAATCTTGATCCCAAAAACGTAGAAACACACTTTGCTCTCTTAAAAAGAACGGCCAAAAAAGACCGTGTGGAAATATTTAGAGTGACGAGCGGCCCAAAGAAAACGGAAAACGCGCTTAAAGTTTTATACCAAGCAATTTATAATATTAAAAAAGGCTTTACAATCAAGAATAAATTGAATTGTCGAAAGCCCTATCCCTGTTCACTGTATAAAACGGAACACTGCAGTTAGGAATTTAAATGTCAGATAAGATTAAGATCTTTACCATTAGCGACCATCCGCTATCTCCGAGTGGTGTCGGAACACAAACAAAATATATGATCGAAGGAATGCTAAAGACGGGTAAATACCAGTTTGTTTCCTTTGGAGGTGCTATTAAACACCCCAAACATGAGCCTCAGAGAACCGAGCAGTGGGGGGAAGACTGGGTTATTTGGCCTGTTGACGGTTATGGAAATCAAGACATGGTTAGAGCCATGATTCAGCAGCAGAAGCCTGATATCTTATGGTTTATGACAGACCCCCGTTTTTATGACTGGCTCTGGGCCATCGAGAACGAAATTCGACCTCATGTCCCTATGGTCTATTATCATGTGTGGGATAACTATCCCTACCCAAGTTTCAACAGCCCTTTTTATCAATCAAATGATCACGTTGCATGCATCTCAAAACTTACTCATGACATTGTCCAGACAGTAGCACCAAACACGGATTCATCATATATCCCACACGCAGTTGATGCTGATGTTTTCACTCCATACGATGACGAGCAAATCATTCAATGGAGAAAAGAAAAAGGTCTTAATGACAAATTTGTTATTTTCTGGAATAGCCGTAATGCCCGCCGTAAGCTTTCCGGTAGTTTGATTTGGTGGTTCAAAGGCTTCCTTGACAAAGTCGGGCCCGAAAACGCCACTCTGATCATGCATACAGACACTAAAGATGTGCACGGCCAAGATCTAGAGGCGATTATTAACGAGCTTGGGCTAACCAACGGGGAAGTAATGTTCTCTCGTCAGAAGGTGGATTCAAAAGATCTAGCCATTATGTACAATATGTCTGACGTAACCTGCTGTATCTCAGATGCAGAGGGTTTTGGTCTGTCAACTTTAGAATCTCTTTCTTGCGGTACACCGATCATTGTTAATATGACAGGTGGCCTTCAAGACCAAGTGACGGACGGTGAAGAATTCTTTGGCCTAGGTCTCCAGCCAGTCTCAAAGGCTGTTATTGGATCTCAGCAGGTTCCCTTTATTTATGAGGACCGGCTTAGTGAGGAAGTATTTGTTGACGCTTTGGTTAAAATGTATGAGATGACCCGCGATCAACGCATTGAGCTGGGAGCTAAGGGCCGAGCCTGGACCCAGAAGCAGTTTAATTTTGATGATTACGTTCAAAGATGGGATGATCTTTTCACTTCGATTTGTGATGAGAAGGGTTCCTGGGACGATCGTAAAAATTATAGTTCTTATGAAGTAAAGGTATTTTAATGTTGAAAAGAATTTTAGTTAAAGGGCCTCTCCTATCACGATCCGGATACGGAGAACAGTCTAGATTTGCTCTTAGAGCGCTTCGATCACGACCAGATTTGTATGATATTTATATGATCAATACGGCCTGGGGGAGGACGGGCCAGATTTCAGATACTTCTGAAGAAACGCAATGGATCCAGCAAACACTCCTTAAAACGTCCGTCCACACTCAAAGTGGAGGCACCTTTGAGGTATCTCTACAAGTCACAGTTCCAAACGAGTTTGAGAAGTTATGTCCAATTAACATCGGTTATACTGCGGGCATCGAGACTACCAAAGTATCACCCCAATGGATTGAAAAGACGAATACCTGTGTTGATAAAGTTGTTGTTGTATCAAATCATTCTAAGCGAGTATTTGAACAGACAACTTACAACATTCAAGATGGTAACGGCAATAAGATAGATAACTGGGGCGTGACCGTCCCGATTGATGCTGTCAATTACCCAGTGCGCACCTCCGAACCCGTTGAAGTTGACATTAACTTCAAGACAACTGAAAACTTCCTGGCTGTGTCCCAGTGGGGCCCCCGAAAGAATTTAGACAATACAATCAGGTGGTTCGTTGATAACTTTAGAGATCGTGAAGATGTCGGGCTCGTTATCAAGACCAACATGGCCTCGGATTCTGTTATGGATAGAATATACACTCAGAAGCGCATGGAAGCCATTCTAAACACGCTTGGGGACAAGAAGTGCTCCATATACCTAATTCACGGTGAGATGGAGCCTGGAGCACTTACGTGGCTCTACCAACATCCCACAATGAAGGCGTTGATTAACATTGGCCATGGCGAAGGCTATGGTCTTCCTATGTTTGAGGCTGTTTATAATGGGCTTCCTCTCATCACAACAACTTGGTCTGGCCAAATGGACTTTATTACAAAGCCAAACAAAAAGGGCAAGCAAGTCCCGCGCGTTCTGAAGGTTGACTACGATGTACTGCCAGTGCAGCAAGAAGCTGTCTGGGACGGCATCATTCAGAAAGATTCAAGTTGGGCCTTTGCAAAGGAGGCTTCTTTCAAGAGGGCTCTAGATGAGTGCCTGGAAAAAGAGACGCACTGGAAGAAAGAAGCAACAACTCTTATGAATCATGTTTTGGCAAACTTTACAGATGAAAAGATCTATAACGATTTTATCGAAGCTGTCGAGTTTACAAATGCCGATGCAGAAGAGATGAATAACTGGCTTGTTGATTTGCAAGACGGCATTGAGGAATATGAGTGACTACACGTTTGTGGCTGATGTTTTCGTGGATCAGCTGGTCGGAGGCGGCGAGCTTAACGATTACGAGGTAAAAAATCAGCTTGAGAACAGAGGTTACTCCACATCGAGGATTCATAGCCATCTACTTAGCACGGCTAATCTTACACAAGACACGTGTTATGTGGTGTCTAATTTTTTAAATCTACCTCCAAAAACTTTGAAAAGCATGAAAGATCATAAATATGTGATCTACGAGCATGACCACAAATATTTGAGAAGAAGAAATCCGGCACTGTATGCAGACTTTCTTGCCCCGGAAGATGACGTTGTCAATTTAGAGCTATACCAGAACGCCCTAGGAGTGCTATGTCAGTCCAAGTTTCATTTTGACATAGTCCAGAAGAATACTCGCCTCGACAACCTAATAAACCTAGGTGGCAACATGTGGGACTTGAAGTCCCTAGAACACATGCGAACGATTGCCGGCCAAGAAAAAAATGATTTCGTGGCCGTTATGGCCTCTAATATCCCACATAAAAACACTAAAGACGCAATTCGCTATTGTGTGGCTAAGAACGAGAAGTATCAGTTGGTGTCTGATAGGGAGTATCTGACTTTCCTTAACAAACTTGGTAAGAACAAGAAATTTGTTTTCTTCCCACAAACACCGGAGACACTTTCCAGAGTTTGTGTTGAAGCGCGCATGATGAATATGAGTGTTGTACTAAACAAACTAGTTGGGGCCCGTAGTGAGCCATGGTTTTCGCTTAAGGGTGAAGAATTAATTGATCACATGACTAACAAAAGAGACGAGATAGTAGACACTATATTGGAGGTGACCGGTGAACTCTGAGCAAAATCGATTTATTGTTGTTGTTCCATTCTATAATGTGCAAGATTGGATTAAGTTTAATTTAAGATCTGTAAAAAAACAGGATTATAGTAACTTTACATGCGTATTGGTAGATGATATTTCAACGGACCAGACAGCGCAAATCATCGAGAAAGAAATAGCCGGCGATGACCGGTTTATTCTTGTTAGAAACCAAGAAAAGAAGTTTGCCCTTAGAAATATCTATGAAGGTATTCTTGAAGCAGACCCCCAACCAGAGGATATTATCGTTACTCTTGACGGCGATGATTGGCTCTCGTCGGCTGGAGTCCTATCTTATTTGAATGATTTTTACAATCGCGAAGATTGTTGGCTAACGTATGGTAGCTATATTGAATATCCAGCAGGAACTAGAGGAAAGTTTGCTCGACAAATTCCAGCATCTGTAATGCAGAATAATGCTTACAGGGTTAGTGAATGGTACTCGTCACACCTCAGAACCTTTAAATACCACTTGTGGGCAAAGATAGAAACTTCAGACCTGAAAGATACTGAGGGTAACTTTTATAGAATGGCCTGGGATTTATCCTTTATGTTCCCAATGCTTGAAATGTGCGCCGCCGAAAAGAGTCGTTATATAGAGAAAATGTTGTATGTCTATAACTTATCCAATCCACTAAACGATCACAAAACAAACCATCAGCTTCAATTGAGGCTGGAGGCTGAGATAAGATCTAAAGCCAAATATAATAAACTGGAGAACAAATGATAACATGTCACGTTAAAGGTCCTAGCAAGATTGACGGACATTATCTTGCTGGTTTAGGTAATCAGATATTTACAATTGCGGCTACCCTTGCGCATGCAGCGGATAATAACGACGAGGCCGTCTTCCCCGATCTACAAAACAGAGAGTGGTTTGGCCCATACGTGGATACAATATTTAGAAATTTGAATATTGAAGGTGATAAATCGTTTTCCAAGCATCTGTACTCAGAACGCAGCTGGAAACACCAAAAACTCCCATATGCGCCCAATTTATGCCTGGATGGATATTTTCAATCATACGCGTACTTTGAACACCGGAGAGACTTGATTCTAGAGACCTTCTCGATCCCGGTGGAGATTAAAGAACACATCGAATCTAAGTATTCTGACATTCTAGCGCTCAACAACACAGTGGCTGTCCACGTTAGGCGAGGAGACTTCCTGACGCCTAGACTTAGCCAGTATCACTATTCACAGAAGCCAGAGTACTATATCAATGCAATGGCCACCTTCGACACAACCTCCACCTTTGTATTCTTCAGCGATGATATTGAATGGTGTAAGCTTAATTTCAGTGACAAAGCTGAGAATGTTAAATTTATTGAGGGCGAGACAGACGTCATAGACTTGTACTTTATGTCATTGCTTAATGATAATATTATTGGCAACTCCACATTTTCATTTTGGGGCGCCTGGTTGAATCAGAATGAAAACAAGAGAGTAGTCGCTCCGAGAAGGTGGTACGGCGAAAAGAACGCTCACCTTGAGGATCACGAGATAATTCCACCAACTTGGGAGATAATGGGATGAAAGTAGCAGTTTTAAACGTCGCGACCGGGGGCTACGTTGAGCTAGCAGAAAACCTCCACAAGAGTCTAAACAAGAACTTCATGATAGACCATGATGTAGATATTTTTCTTTTTACCGACAGCGATAAGGAGTTCGGCGAAAACGTCAAGAAATATCAAATAGAAAGAAAGGGCTTCCCCGGAGACACCTTGTATAGATATCACTATTTTCTGTTGGCCGAAGAAGTCTTGAAAGATTATGATTTCTTATTTTACTTAGATGTCGACCTAAACATAGAAAAACCTATAGGCGAAGAGATAGTGTCTGATATTGTGGCCTGCGAACACCCTGGCTTCTACAGAAGAAGTGATGGTACCTTTGAACGCCGCGGAACCTCGACTGCTTATGTCCCGCCACAGATGTATCATCCGTATTACTGTGGAGGAGTTCAAGGAGGCCGCACAGAGTTTTACTTGGAAGCGGCCCGTCTAATGAAGGAAAGAATAGATACTGATGATAAAAACAGCGTTATGGCGGTGTGGCACGACGAGTCCCACTGGAATCGCCAGCTAAAACAGTTTCCACCAACACTCGTCCTAGATCCCAGATATTGTTACCCAACAGATGCGCACTTCCCGTGGATTGATCAATTTAGTGATGATAGAATTATTACTACTGTGGCTAAAGACGAAGAGGAGATAAGAAAAGTCGATGTCTAGAGAAATGCAGTATAAGAAATTTCTAGAGAATAAGACTGTTGCAGTTGTTGGTCCATCAAAGACAGCAACTATGCAAGAGAACGGTGCAAAAATAGAGGCATGCGATGTCGTGGTGCGACTTAACAACATGCTAGAAGTCGAAAAGGAATACCAGAAATATCTGGGTAGCAGGACCGATGTGGTATATGCCACTCTCGATGACCCTCCTCACATAATGGCACAAACATGTGTTAGGAACAGAGTCAAATACTTGTCCTCATCTTATCCAAAAAATGAGTGGTTCTTTGAAGAACGTATGGCACGCAATGTCGACGCACTAAGAACAGTGCCCTATTTCACTACAGTTACACTCCCAGAGGATCCCTACTGGCAGATTAAGACGTCAACCAATTCCAGACCCAACACGGGATTCTCTGCCATAATCGACTTATTATCGTCAGATTTGAAGGAACTTTATATAGTTGGCATTGATTTTTACCGTAGTGCAGGCTTGGAGGGTGGGCAAGGGTATTATGATGGTTATAATTGCCAATGGACTGAGAAGAGAAAACAAGATTTTATCAATCTTGAATATGACGGCCCCGATAGACACGATCCAGACAGCGCCTTTAAATACTTTAAACACAATATGTATCTCAAGGACGATAGAATAGTTGTTGATCCTATCTTCGAGACCTTCCTGCAGGACGAAAAGTATGAAGATTTGGCAAACTTATTTGTTGATTAGTCTGTAAAATATTTGTTCATGCTGTAAAATGAATACAAAGGTTTAGGAATATGTTAGATATTGAAGATTTTGAAAGAAAGTACCGAGCTATCGTTAATAGCGAACAATACACCCAACTGCAGGAGGTGTATAACAAGGCAAAGTATGTATTCTTCTTTGGCCATGGTGGCAACATGGGCGTGGCAGAACACGCAGCCATTGATCACTCACGCCTCACAGACAAGAACGTGTTCGCCCCAGGAGGGGGAGTCATTGTCACATCAATCCAGGGAGATACCAGTTTTAATGATTGGATTATGAACTGGCTGGACATTCGTACACGCGGTTTAGATAAGAGTGAGTGCTTGGCTATTGGGATTTCTTGCTCCACCAACGGCATCTCCTCCGATTGTCTTTCCACTGCTCTCAATTGGGCTGCTGAGAATGGCATGCCGGCGTGCCTCTGGGCCGCACAACCAAAAGAGAAGGGTATCCATCCTCAAGTCAACCAGATTATTCAGCACACCAAATACTACCACACTTCGGAAATCATCTCTCTAACAATGACCTATGAGTTGATTCATGGTGCCGGCTTTATGTGCCCTGCAATCTCTACCAAAGCTCAACAACGCCGCTTCGAGAAGCTTGGAATTGAATCAGAGGTTGAGACCCATGATCAGCACGTGCCGCCAGGAATGGAAACCCAGCTCAACAACCTGGCCATTGACTTCGATGGAGTTATTCATAATTTTGATAAGGGTTGGCACGATGGCACCTGTTATGGTGACCCCCTCCCGAACGCATTGGATGCCATCCGCACATTGGCTGAGGACTGGAACATTATCGTTTTCTCTGCAAAGGTTCGTCCTGACCGTCCATTAGTTGCCGGCAAAACAGGCTACGAGCTTGTGGACGAATGGCTACAGGACCATGGCGTCCGGGACCTAGTAGCTGAAATTACCCATGAAAAGCCTCGTGCTCAGCACTATATTGATGATAAGGCTATTGAGTTCACCAACAACTGGCCAGAAATTCTGGAGCGCCTGAAATGAGAAGTATCACAGCTGTTGTCCCTGTACGCAAGGGATCCGTAAGAGTAAAGAACAAGAACCTTAAGCCTTTTGCTGACAAAACACTTCTGCAGATTAAGATTGAGCAGTTGAAGCAAGTAAGCCTTGTTGATAACATTGTCGTAAGTTCCGACTGCGATGACATGCTGGCCCTAGCAGCAGAGTTAGGAGTGGAGACGCATCTCCGCGACGAATACTTTGCTTCATCTGCGGCAACAAATTCGGAGTTTTTTGAAAACCTGGGACAAGCCATCGACGGTGAATATCTTATGTATAGTCCAGTGACTTGCCCACTGATTTCACTTGAGACTTATCACGATTGTATTAAAACGTTTAAAGAAAATCCAGAGGTCACTAACTTGGTGACAGTGTCACCTGTCAAACATCATTTGTGGCATGATGGAGAACCACTCAACTACGATCTGGAAAACTCACCAAATAGCCAAGACCTTCCTGATATCTATGCCGTAACTTACGGAGTCTGTATTGTATCAAAAGAGGACATGATCGGGTGCCGCAATGTTGTTACTTCAAACCCTACCTTCAAAATCCTAGATGAAATAGAATCAGTTGATATCGATACTGAATTTGATTTTATGATTGCTGAGGTCATATACAACAAGATTTATGGAGATCTAAATTGAGAAGAAATCACTGCCTTGTATGCCAATCTACTAAAATGGAGTGTATCCTAGATTTAGGGGCCCACGCATATGCTGACACATTTGTCCCTATGGACAAAAAGTACGACCCGCTGGTGACGTACAACCTTTCATGCGTACTTTGCGAGTCATGTGGAAATGTACAGACATTATCTAAAACGGAGCCTCATGATCGTTATGCGTCTCTGTACGAATATTCTTACACATCTTCTAACTCCAATACCTCTAAAAGACATTGGATCAACTTTTGTTTAGAGGTGTCTGACAATGTATCCTTATCAGAAGACGCTTTCGTGGTTGAGGTTGGTTCTAATGATGGGTTCCTTCTCAAACAGTTTAAGGACGACCGTTCCGCTAGGACTCTTGGCGTTGACGCCTCACCTCATGTTTCTCAGATTGCACAGACTGTAAATGGTGTAGAAACTAAGGTTGCAGTTTTTGATAGTCAAATTGCCGAGCTTGTTTTAACAGATTATGGTAGTGCTGACTTAGTAGTGGCGAACAATGTTTTTAATCACTCAGAGGATCCTGTTGACTTTGCCAAAGCAGCCTCTACCTTATTGACTGATGACGGTACCTTCGTATTTGAAGCTCCCTACTGGAAATGTTCCATTGAATCTGAGAAGATCGATCAGGTCTACCACGAACACGTTACATACCTAACTGTTAAGGCCGCCCGAGAGATGCTCCGCCGTGCAGGCATGGTTATAGTAGATGTTCAGGTGGTTGATTATCATGGAGGTTCCCTGCGAGTATACGCTCAGAAGACCGGCGCCGCAGAATCAGAGCTTGTGAATACCATGATTGAAGAAGAGGACCGCATTGGCCTCTATAATCTAAGCACATACGAGAACTTAACAAATCGACTGCAAGAGTCAAAGTTTAATTTCTTGAAGAGGATTTATGAAATTAAGGCCGAAGGCGGCTCCTTGGTCGCTGTTGGAGCCGCAGCGAAGGGGAATACCTTCTTGACCTTACTGAACTTAGACAATTCGATAATTGATTATGTAACTGACGCGTCAGAGTACAAGCAGGGCAAACTCACTCCGTTAACAAGTATTCCTATCCGCGGAGACGAGGTATTTTCTGAATACGATGAGGTGTATGCAATAATCTTGTCATGGAATATCTCTGACAAAATTAAACAGAAATTGAATGAAATAAATCCTAAGATTAAGTTTTTAGTTTTTAGTGATTTTTAGGGAGAATTTATAAATGCAAAAGAAAAACGTTTACGAAGATGTCGAAGCTCCTCTGGAGAGACACGAAGATGATCGAGGAATTATTGCCGACATCTTTTATAAAAGTGGCATTGATCACGTTGCCATCATCAGGTCTAACGCTGGTGCAGTTAGAGGAAACCACTACCATGAGGTTTCAACTCAACACATGTTGATTACAAAGGGATCTCTGGAGTATTGGTACGCCAATCTAGACTCTCTTGATGATGCAACCTGCATAGTACTGAATGAGGGTGATATTCTTTCAACGCCTCCGTACGAGGTGCATGCACTGAACATCACCGTTGATAACGAATTTATTGTATTCAGCGAGGGCCTTCGAGGAGGCGCAGATTATGAGAGTGATACGATCAGAATTGTCGGAAACATTATTGGAGCTGTAAAAGGTGAGTGATAAAGTCCGATTACATTTAGGAAGTGGTCACAGATATCTCCCAGGGTTTATTAATATTGACCAAGACCACTTAGATCATGTAGATCAGGTGATGGACATCAAGGATCTGTCAGCCTTTGAAGATGAAAGTGTGGATGAGATCTACTCCTGTGGCGTCATTATCTATTTTGATAGATATGAGGTTGTCGATGTTCTGGCCGAATGGCGACGAGTTCTCAAGCCTGGTGGGCTGCTGAGAACGTCTCTGGCGGACTTTGAGATGATGGTAGAGAACTATTTAACCAACGGTAAGGATCTCGACGCTCAGGGCCTTCTAGGGCCATTGTTCGGCCGCTGGGAGATTGTCAATGAAGTTGGCCTCAACGAGGTGATCTACCAGAGAACAGCCTATGACTTTTCGTCCCTCCAAAAAATACTTGTGGACAATGGGTTCGAAAATGTTGAAAGATATGATTGGCGAGAGTTCTTACCAGAAGGTTATGATGATTACTCCAGAGCTTATATTCCACACATGGATGAGTCAGGGCTGCATTTAGCACTGAATGTGGTCTGTGAGAAAAAATGAAAAGTATTACCACCAATCCTTTGAGTGGTGAGTGCTGGTGGCCCCCAGGCTACCATTCTGTTGCGCATCGAATTGTCAAAGTTGATTTGAACCACATTCGCGATGGGATTGTTGATCGAGTTGATCGCCAGAATTTGAAAATTCTTTCTTTGAAGCCAACCCTAATAAAAGACACTCCTCACTTTCAGTACGCGATGGGAAATATAAAGCCATATGAGGAGTATCTAGAAAAGTGTAAGCATATCACTTGGGCCCGAGCAGCGATAAACGAAGAACACTTGGACATGCAATACATGTTCGACAAGTTCGATAAAATCCTAAACACTACAGCTGCTTATCTAGATTCCCCGCACCAAGATAAATACATTATCATAAACCAACAAGGTCAGCTAATCGACGGTCTACATCGCTCGGTTGCACTCTTAAGATCAGGAATCAACATAGTGCCAGCAGCCCTAACAGCATAGAGAGAAGATAGACAAGATGCTTTTTCCTTTAATTAATCACGAACAAAAGTTCATAGTATGTTGGAACGCCAAGGCTGGATGCACCGCAGTAAAAAGGTGGTATCTAGAGACAATAGGGATAGATCCAACCACCGTAAATCCACATGTTTTTCTGGGGCAGAGACAACTGAAGCCTACCCCCGATCAAATGGAAGAATTCTGGAGAGACTACTATAAGTTCATAGTTTGTAGAAATCCATGGAAGAGGATTGTTAGTTATTACAAAAACAAGAAAGTTGCTGTCTGGTGGAAAAACTCCACCTGGCCAATAGACACCCGACGCCAGGATATGAATAGTGAAGACTTTACATTCAGGGATTTGGTAACCTTTGTGTGCGACACACCTGACCAGTACTTGGAACAACATCTGCAAAGCCAAACCAGTGAACTGGGTGCCATAAAGTTTGATCAGATTGTGAAACTAGAGGACTATGCTACCGGAATGAATCTAGTATGTGACCATCTTGGCATTCAGACAAGAGATTTCCGCAATCCCAATAAGACACTTGAGACAGTAAACAAGATAAACGTCAGTGATTTGCCGCCGAAAGAGTTTAATGTCGACAACATGCCATCATATGAGTGCTTTTATGACGATGAACTTAGAAACATGGTTGGACAAAAGTTCAAAAATGATGTAGAATACTTTAGTTACAAATTTGAGGATTAAAAGTGAAAAAGATCTTTTCAAAAGTAGAAGAAGGCCTCCTGATGCACACCATCAACCGCTATGGTGAGATTACGGAAAAAAGAACAGACCTAAGCCCCGAAGAGGAATTTCTACAAGTGTCAGTCTTTCGTTTAAACGAGGGCAAAACATTTAAAGCGCACCAGCACATTGAATGTCGGAAGCTTGCTAACATAACCCAAGAATCTTGGGTTGTCGTCAAGGGTTCTGTAAAAGTGTTCCTGTATGACGTTGACCAGACGTTGTTGACTGAAGAGGTACTAAACCAGGGTGATTGCACCATCTCATTTAGGGGTGGCCACAACTATCTTTGTCTCGAAGACGATACAGTGGTGTATGAGTATAAGACCGGTCCATATTATGGCCAGGAGCTAGACAAGGAGTTTATTGATGTATGATATAAAAGTTTTTATGGCCCAAACCTCACTGGGCCCGAGTGTTTATGGTGATCTTTTTACAAAGGATCAAGGTGAGACAGACATCGCAGTGTATGTTGATACGGTCACGGGACATGCTCCGGGCCACAATAGTAAGTATAAGATTGCGCTATTGATTGAGCCACACCCAGTTATGGCGCCCGTATACGAGTGGGTATATCAGAATCACTCATATTTCGATTTGATCATGACCCACAACAAACAACTAGCATCCACTCCATCCGATAAGTTTGTATACTATCCAATATGGCCAAAGATTTGGATCCCCAAGGAAGATAGAAAAATATACGATAAGTCTAAGATGACATCCGCCATCTTTTCTGCGCAGAACAATACTCAAGGTCACCGACTTCGACATGAAATTGTCAATGCCCTCCAGGGCTCGGAGCTGATGGATTTGTATGGCAGAGCGTATAATCCCATTGAAACAAAAACAGAAGGCCTAGCAGATTATCGATACCATATCGTGGTTGAAAATGAAGAAGGTGGTTATGCTAGTGAAAAGGTCAATGATGCATTCTGTTGTGGGTCCATCCCCATATACTGGGGCAATGAAGATTCGAACATCCACGATTTTTACAACACGGAAGGTGCCTTGTTCTTTCAGACAATAGACGAGCTGAAAGATATTCTGAATAACGTTGTCTCTGAGGAGCACTACAATAGCAAGCTGGATGTGGTGGAAGAGAATTACAACTTAGCTAAAGACCTGACCCTAGATCAGATATACTGGGATTATGGTATTAAGCAATTTGCTGAAGAAAAAGGATTGATAAATAAATGAGTTTTGAGCCCGTAAGAAAGTTTGAAAATCAGTTGGCCGAGTTCTTTGGCTGTCCATACGCTGTTGCGGTGGACAGCTGCACACACGGCATAGAGCTTTGCATACGATATCAGAAGCTCGACAAAATAAATGTTCCAAAAAGAACATACCTGTCCGTTCCGTTCTTGGCTAACAAATTAAACATAGGTCTCGAATGGAGAGACGAAGCATGGCAAGACTGTTATAAGATAAACGATGAACCAAAGCCAATCTATGATGCAGCTGTGCTCTGGACAGAGAATAGTTATATTCCTGGGACATTCATGTGCGTGAGTTTTCAGTTTGCAAAGCATTTGAGCCTAGGCCGGGGAGGAGTCATTCTTTTAGATGACGAAAACGATGCGATACAATTAAAAAAGATGTCATACGATGGTAGAATACCAGATGTGCCGTGGAGAGAGCAAAACATTGATACCTTTGGGCTTCACTACTATATGACACCAGAAGTAGCTACAACTGGTTTAGAGAAGCTTCCAGAAGCCATCGCGACAAAGCCGCACAAATGGGTCGTTACAGATTGGCCTGACCTTACAAAATTGGAGATTTTTAAGAAATGAAGAAGAAAGCACTGATTACAGGAATCGCTGGCCAAGACGGCAGCTATTTGACGGAGCACCTGCTGTCGTTGGGATATGAAGTCCATGGCATTGTCCGCCGCCACTCGGTCGCGGAAAACCAGAACCACAGACTCCACAAATATGGACTGGGGGAAAACGTTCATGCTTATTATGGAGACCTTCTGGACTATCCTTCACTCGTTAGAATCGTGTCGCAGGTAATGCCAGATGAGATTTATAACCTTGGTGCCATGAGTCATGTTCGTGTCAGTTTCGATATGCCTTCCTTTACCATTCAGACAAACGCTCTTGGCGTGCTGCATCTCCTAGAGGTCTACCGAACCATCTGTCCGAATGCCAAATTCTATCAGGCTAGTTCCTCTGAGATGTTTGGCAACTCCGTCGATGACGATGGCTTCCAGAGGCTCACAACGCCCATGAATCCCGTCAGTCCCTATGGCTGTGCTAAAGTTATGGGATACAATCTTGTAAGACACTACAGGCACGCCTACGGCCTTCATGCATGCAACGGTATTCTTTTTAATCACGAGTCACCGCGTAGAGGTTCGAACTTCGTCACCAACAAGGTTGTCAAGGGAGCTGTAGCTATCAAAAAGGGGCTGCAAGACAAGTTAGAGCTTGGTAATATGGATTCCTACCGTGACTGGGGACACTCCCAAGATTATGTTCGAGCTATGCACTTGATTACGAATCACAATGTAGCTGATGAATTTATTGTTGCCACCGGCGAGGCCCACTCCGTTAGAGACTTGTGTGAAACAGTTTTCACTAAGTTGGGAATGGACTATCGTGATTATGTCGAGCAGAACCCCAAATATATGCGACCGGAGGAACTCAAATACCTCAAGGGTGACTCCACCAAGTCCAGAGAGGTCCTAGGGTGGAAACCAGAGTTTACTTTTTCGACACTGCTGGACGACATGATTGATAGATGGCAAAACGAACTCTAAAATGAAGATCTTAATCACGGGCCATAAAGGATACATTGGTTCACACCTGTTTTCTAGCCTTAAGGAAAACTGCTCGTCGGAAACATATATCCGAGGGATTGATCTTAAAGAAGGAGAAGACATAGTTAGTTGTCTGCCTGATGACGATTATGATTATGTTTTTCACATGGCTGCGCTGCCAAGAGTGAATTACTCAGTGGAGAAGCCAAGTTATACATTCAGGCATAATGCTTATGTTACATCGGTCCTACTAGAGTGGGCCAAAAACCATGGAGTAAGAAGAGTAATCTTCAGCTCATCTTCCGCGGTTCTTGGCGACGGAGAGGGTCCAAACTCTCCATATGGCCTTCACAAGCTAATCTCTGAGCAAGAGTGCAAGCTTTATTCACAATTATATGGACTGGACACAGTTTGCTTACGTTACTTTAACGTTTTCTCCGAAGACCAAGAATATGGTGGGTCCTACTCGACAGTTGTGTGTGCATGGATGGAGATGATTGACAAAAGTCTGCCGCTACGACTAGACGGAGACGGAACACAGAGTAGAGACTTTGTCCATGTAGACGACATTGTTAGGGCCAACGTCTTTTGTATGAACTATGATGAAGATTTTAACGGTGAGTGGTTCGACGTTGGTTCGGGCGACGTTATTTCTTTGAATGATATAAAACAAATTGTAGAAGAGAACAATCAGGTTAAGTTCTCTTACGTACCTGAGCGTATGGGTGACGTAAAAACAACAAAAGCAGATACGACCAAATTAAAAAATATCGGTTGGTCTGCTACAATAGATTCAAGAGAAGCGATTAAAGATTGCTTTATTAATAAGGAGACATAAGATGAAACTATCAAACCAAGCAGTGGGCGCATTGATGATGGCCCTCCAGCGATCCCTCATGGAACAGAGTGACATTGTTCCAACCCTTCAGCAGATGGATTTTCAAGTTAATCCAGACGATAACTCGCATTCCGAGTTGGTGGTAACCAATCCCCCCTCGATTAATTTGGACGACATCGCCGTTGAAGAAGCAACACTACCTTTAGAAGGAGACGAATAACATGCTAAAGAAAAAATCAGATTTTATTACCAAACTTGAAACAACAGAACTTATTGACTCACAGATCCGTGAAGCAGTAGGACAGCAAGCTAGAGACCTTGAGAAACACCTTCTTGACATCGACAAGCGCTTAAGGCAGCTCGAAAAAAACAGGAAGTAATGCCACGATACCCATATCGTTGCACAATCTGTGATAAGGTTTCCGTTATAAGTCACGCTTCTAACGAAGTTGAAACAGATTGCTCTGAGTGTGATAAAAAGAACACGTTAGTAAAAATGCTAACGCAATTTAGAACCAACAAATCGGGAACACAAAAGAAAAAAGTTGGTCACATAACCGAGCGATTTATAGAAGATTCAAGACAAGAACTTCAACAGCAAAGAAAAAAACTGGATAAAGATAGATAAATGTTGACAATTTATAGTTTTATTGCTATTTCAATCGTAGTGAATATACTGCTAGCTTGGTATGTTACTCGGTTACTGCAAAAGTTTCTATACCTGTCAAACACTATATCTGATTTGTATTTGATGACAAAAGCATTTCAGGTGTTTGTTAAAGACATGTATGGCATGGACTCATACCATGGAGAGCCTATAATACAGGAACTCCTTAGCCGTATTAGGCAGGTCAATGATGAGATGCAGAACTTTAGGGATGTATTCGAGTACACAATAGACGAAGAGCTAGAGGAAGAATTAGAGGAAGCTTTAAATGCCGAGGAAGAAGAGTAAGAAAAATCATTATTTTACGCAGGTCCATGAGGACGCAATAGTTAAGTATGCCCTGTCAACTGACAGGGAGTTGCGATCTAAGCTGTACGAAGAGTACATTCAACCTGCATTTGATCACATGGTAGATAAGATTATCTACACCTATCGTTTTACGACGCTACCCAATATAGATTATTTGAGGGCCGACTGTAAGGTGTGGCTCACAACGATTTTAAATAAGTACGACCCTAACAAGGGATCTAAAGCATTCTCGTACTTCTCGGTGGTGACTAAGAACTGGTTTATTCATAAGGTTAAGAGAACCAAAAAGCGTCTTCAGACAGAAGTTTTTATGGAGGACGTTCTGAATGAATTAGACGAGGATCTTATATCACATGAGCCAACCTACTTTGATAAAAGAGCAGAGATAGAATTTTGGACTTCTCTTAATACCGAGATCAAGACTTGGGACTCTTTTATGATTAAAGAAAACGAGAAAAAAGTATTGATGGCAGTTCGTATCCTATTGGACTCCGCTGATCAAATAGAAATTTTCAATAAAAAAGCTATTTACTTATACCTTCGGGAGATCACGGGGTTAAACACCAAGCAAGTGGTTAACAACTTGAATAAACTCCGAAAGAGATACAGGACGTTTAAAGTAAAATGGGAAAACAGCGAGATCTAAGTTTAGAAACCTACATCGAAGAAACCACGCAAAACATTAAAGAAGATCGGGCCATGGCCAAAACCCTCTTAATGGATGTGATGGCAGACATGGCCCAGTCCACAACGGACCGTCGAGAGATGGGCCCTCTAGCAGCAAAATTTGTGGAAAACCTTCAGCGTTCAAACGAACAGATGGTAAAGCTCGCGGCCATCCTTCAGAGGCAAAAAACTGGAAACACCGGCCTATCAGCGGATGATAAAGAGCAGCTGTTTGATCTTTTGAATGAGAACAACGAAGATGGCCGGTAAACTTAAGCTTGATCAGATACCATTTGGTACATTAAATAATATATCTGATGCTGGTGGACCCTCCACCGACCGGAGGAGAACTGACCCGTTGGAGTTCTTGCGTCTATCCACTGAGGAAGCCTACAGCAGAAACGCTCTAAGAAATAAAGACTCCTTCGAAGGGATTATAGTATCTAAAAAGTTGATAACTTACCCAAGTGTAAGAAACAAATCAGCACTGTTTCGAGAGTTTGTTCTCAAGGAAGCACAAAATAAAGAAGAAGCCGCAGTCGGCGACCCAGATGAAACTGATGATTATCCCACATTTGTTTACAAGGTATACATCCCCGAAATTGAACCGCGGCCAATTCCGAGAGGCACTGACGATCCAATATTAGCCACGTATGCCGATGTTCATTCGGACGTTAACAATGTCGAGAATGGACTTCCTATTGGTACTCTAGTTAGAGTGATTTACGAGGATGTGGGAAGTCTTTATGGCCCGAGAATCTCTGCGGTAGTGGGCCCACCGGTTCAATTGGCAGGATACGAAAAATCGCAAGGTTTAAGAAAAAGATTTAATAGTAAAAAAGCGATCCCACTTCGGGACGCCATCCCGTCGAGAAAGCTTTCCACCAAAGAGATCGAACTATACTCGGCGCGCCGGGCCGACTTTACAGGAGATACGCCTAACGCCGACAAACTCCGTGCAGAGCTGACACGCTTGGGTTACAAAGAGAAGGGCAATGAGTTGTCGAATGGTGGTGATATCACTGAAGTAATGGCCAGTGTGGGTATACAAGTGTTTAAAAAGATTAAGGAACTAGTACCAAATGTTGAGATCGTCGTGACCGGCGGTAATGATAAATACCACCAAGTCATTAAGTCGGCGGGCATGTACAGCAGCCGACACACTTTCGGTCTAGCCCTAGATTTTGTCTTTGGCGGTGTAGTTGATCGCAAAGCGGCGAAAGCAGCCATACTAAAGATCTTACAGGGATTTAGTGCCTCTAATGGGCCGTTCCGCCTCGTCGATGAGTACTCAAACCTCAGCGCGTCAGCAAATGGTCCACATTTTGATTTTTCCTATAAGGAAGGCACGCAAGGTAAAGAAGCTCAGAAGGAAGCAAAAAAACTACTTAAAGAGGGTAGAATTGAAGGATATCAACTAGATGGCATCACGTAAAAAATTAGCAATTGATCTGAGTCTTCTTTCCCCTACAGACCGACAAGCCTATGATGGCATGTCAGAGCAGGAGAAGGCTGAATTCCTTGGCTTTGGCGAAGGCACCAGGGATGACTTCGATTCTCCTCGTTACATCGCGTTAGAGGAGGAATATCCCATCCAAAAGGGCAATGCCGGAATTGTTCTTGGTCTAGACCGTCCGAACAATATCTTGTCCGGATTTGGAGGCTCAAAAGATACTCACTGTGCTGCCATCGATATTGTGGCAGGTAGACTAGGTTACAGAGCAAAAAGCCGCGACAAGAGAGGCAAGCGCCTTAATGTTGATCCTAACTTTAAACTGGACGCAGCACGGATCTATGTGTCGCAGAAGTCAGATCCTGATTCATACTTCGGGTTGTCTGCTGGGACGGTAGGGAACACCACTCCTGATTCTCCCCGTAGTACCGTGGCTCTTAAGGCCGACACGCTTCGCCTCATCGCGCGTGAGAATATTAAGCTTGTGACTCGAACAGATAAGAAAAACTCACAAGGCGGCGACCTCACAAACGCAACAACAATCGGTTACGGTATTGATCTTATCGCCATGAATGATGATGGTGATATGCAGCCATTGGTAAAGGGAACAAATCTACAACAGTGCTTGATAGAAACGTGTGATGCAGTCCATGACCTCAGAGAGTTATTTAAGAACTTTTTGGAGTATAATCGACAATTCACAAGAGCATTAATGACTCACACTCACAGATCTCCGTTCTACGGGCAACTCACAGCACCAGACTTTGAAATTCTGCTCCCCGCGGGAGTAGAGACTATTGTCAATAACCTCACAAATGTTGAGGCACAATTGATGCTGCACATGCAGAAAGTTAGTGGAATCAAGAGAACATATCTCGAAGTCCCCGGTGGAGCGGAGACAACTACAGACGATAAAGGCTTATTTATATTAAGCAAATATAACAATACGAATTAATTAAGACATGGCTGCCATCATAACAAAAAAATATCTGAGTAAGACTTTCAATGTTCCGTTCTATGAACGCTCTAGTCAGTCTAGCAAAATCAAATTAAAGCTCGACAGAGCTAACGACTTTAGCGAAATCCTCGATAACCCCGACACGAAAAGAATAGCCACAGCTGAATTCATAACGTCATATCTACCAGAGTTTTATTCCTACCTGTATGATGAGGAATATTTTCAGGACTCTGCGGGTGGCGACCTAGATCTGGCAAATGAGATAAAAGAGGCTATAGCGCGCTCGGTTTCACTTGAGACGTTCTACCAAACATCACCTCCCTCCAATAGGACAATCGTTATACTAAGGTCTCTTTATGATTTTGATGCGAAGAGGGAAGAGTTGCTGGCAGACGAAACGATGCCTGACTTCGACGCAAACTTGGCCTTCTTCAACGAACAGCAAGGTATTGAAGGAGAAATTTCAGAAACTACTCTTGTGGTTGGTACACTTGGCCAGCAGAACAATCTGTTGAATAATGGCCTTAAAATGTTTGATACGCAGTATGGTGGATTTGAGGGACAAATAAATATTAATGTTGCTTTTGGACCTCTGCAAGTGCAGGCGACTACCATTCTCAATGTACTTGTGGCTATTTTGTCGGAGCAGACAAAGATTCAGTCCCCTAGCTATAATTTCTCTGAAGCTGATACAATTACAATAGTGTTTGGTAAAAAGCGAGGAAAGCTAGCCGTATCAAGAATAGACTACTTGCTGGTTGAAGACGAGATTGAAAGCCAACCTCTGCGTGTGGGCTATTTCTCGATCATCAAGAACAACAGGTTACTAAAAGACCCGCTAACTCTAGCAATTTTAAGGAACTACCAAAACCTACTGACGTCATTTCAGCTCAATATTGATACACAAAATCCATATTCTTTCTTTGATTTTTTGAATGATGACTCAGTTAGAGATTCACTGGGGCTCGAAGGGGACCTAATAGAGAACTTCCAGCTCCAACCCAAGAAGGACATGACCAACGAGTTGTTGAGAGTGGCCGCAGACCAGGGTCTTATAGACTTTAACAATGTCGATGACTTGGAAAAAGGCTTTAAAGACTACTTTACGTCCGAAGAGTACAGAAAGCTCAAACAGGAGATCGCTGATAATCCAGAGGTTTTCCGAAAAGTCGCCGCCGCACAAGCCGTCAAGGCATTGACAACTGCAGCAGATGTCTCGAATACCATTGCAAACGTTATTGAAGCTGGCCCATTGGGACTAATTCAGAAAAAAAATCCAAAGGTTGCTTACATTATGCGGCAATTTGGGATTGATGAGATCGCAAAAGAAGCATTCTTGTGTTTAACTTTTGGAGCCTCAGCTGCAGCCGTGCGAGTTGGCCGCGCTACGACAAACGCTTTGACCAATGCTGCAGCTTCAATTTATATTCCTCCTGACTTACCCAAGCGATCGCCTATTAGTCTGCCGCCAATCGATTTTAAAAACTTTAAGCCGTTTACAATCTCTGGAGACTTGTGGAAACAGATCGAAAAAGCTCTGATTGACACAGTTCAACAGATTGTTTTAGAAATTATTAAGCAGTTGGCTGACTTGTTGAGGGAGAACTGCCCGACAACATCACCACGATCTACTGACTACGGTCAGAATGATATAACAAGTTTTATTAATGATAATCTCAACCCGCAACTGAATGGATTACCACAGGTTGGAGCGATATCACAGCTTGATCAGTTGTCAGCGAAGAACGGCCTTTCAACCCAACAGACACTGGACTACTTGAGCGCACTTTCAACCATACTGAGTTCAATTGATATTTGCATCTTGTTTATGAATAGAAACGATATATCCCCAGACTTACTGGATAAGATACTGGATTTTAATGCGCAATACTCAGACACGGCAGTTGGTGACCGACTAGATACTGTCACGGATATTATGGGGTTCTTTGAGGATTTGTCCGCAACCGTTGACGTAACAGACCTCTGTAATCAGATTGCCAATGATCTCTACGCCCTAAATCAGGACAATGTTTGCTTGGATCCGGGCCTTTTTGATGATGAGAATATTAGCCAACTTCTTGCGCTGATAGAAGATGGGTTGGTGGTCGATCTTCCTCGCTTATATAATGAATGCCCGGATTCTGAGTTTCTGGACCCAACGATCGGCAAGTCGGTCCCAGAGACGTTTAATGCACTGGCAGAAACAGTACAGCTTCAGTTCATCGCATCGGGCGATTCTGTAAAAGAAATTATGTTGCAGCCAGTACTGAGGAACGAGTCCGGACTACTCGACGGTATCCAGTACGCTGATGAACTTAGGGACATCGACCGCGGAAGTGGCTCTGTCGTAGCTCCGGGCTTTTTAAACAAAATTGTAGAGGTTTTGCAGGAAGTTAAGGATGGTTTTGATGGACTGGAGACTAGACTGGAAGAGTGTGATGTCGATATAGCCCGCGTTCTGGGCACGGACCAGGCCGCGGCCGTTGGCGCTGTCTCCACAATGGCAGGAGCAATTACAACTGCATCTGCAGATCCTAATTTTCAAGCCGCAATTCAGAATGTTATAAACAATATCCAAGGCTTAAGTAATCCCGACTCTACCGGAAACCCAGTTTTTACCTCGTATGTATTTAACCAAAATTTCGTTAGTGCGCTCAGAGACTACATAACTCCGGAATTTACATATGACCCGCAAACACTCCAGACAATCACACAAAGGTTTTACAGCTCGTACCTTGTTTCAGCTGGCCAAGCAGATGAGTACAAGGATTTACAGCTACTGTTTAAGTTTGCAGAAGATCCGGATCTTCCACTTGCACCTTTTTTCAATTCAACGGGACAACACTATCACTATTACACCGACCCTGCCGTCTCCGCGGAAGAGTCGCTGCCCTATGTTATACATCAGGATGACGAATTAATTTCTCTGCTGAATATAGCATCTACAACCCTGCAGAGATTTGATCAAGGCATCGACGCTTTTGAATACGACATAACTGATTTTATACGAATTGACCCTCCATATAGCAATAGCCAACTAAGATATATTAATAGTCATGTATCTACCAACACTTCGACAAACGCCATATCGATCTACCTATCGTTTAATGATCTTGATGATAAAGATGAATATTATGTCTTGGAAGAAGCCAACCTCTTCGTCATGAACCAATATCCTAACGTTGAGTTAAGAAACGTGGTGCCACGCGTTAGGTACCAAAACTATGATATGCAGTATAACGTTCCTACTGGCCCCGAGTTCTATGGATACCAGATTAATGGTCGCCTAGATATAACACTGGACCCTCCACCCCCTGATCCCTCCGAAGGCGACGGCGTCCACGACTTGGTTACTGGACTCTACACTCCAAGCCATATCCACCCTGCACACCTTTCTCTCGGCCCATCGACTCTACAAAGCCCTACACAGGTCGGCTTCTCCACATTGTCGGTTAACCCCATTACTAATACGATAGAAGATTCACCCTTCGGCATAGAACCTTCTGAAACGCTGGGCATGCCAAATTCGCTGTTGCTGACATATCCGGCCAAGCCAGAATCCTACAATGACCCCCAGTTGTTAGCTGACTTTAATCTACAGAGATTTTTTCGTAACAATGCAGAGGACGAAGTCATCGGCGGCGAAAAAACCGCAACCACTTCTGAGATCTCATATAATGACTCCTCGATCAATAGCCTAGGCAATACCGCAAATGCTTTTGTGTACAGGTTTGCAGAGGCCGTGATCAGTGAGCTATCGTCTCCTGCGACAGAAGACGCGTTGGAGGTATATTACAGCGATTTTCCTAGAGCGTACGGCCAGTTAGTTGATAATGCATTTGAATATGTCTTAAACAATGGTATTTTTGATGCAGCAACTCTTCAGTCACTAAACTTTTTCACTCCTACCGAGAATTGTCCCCCTAGCGAACTAGGTGATTTCTTAGACATAAATGGCATTATTGAACAGATGTTGGACGAATATAAAGAAGGCTGTGCTGATCAGATCCCGCTGAGTTCAAAGATCAGGAATGTGATTAAGTTTGGTATGTACCAGCTTTTGGTTCAGATCCACATTGCTGAGGTCATCATCAAAAACATTTTTGTTATGTCGGCCTACAACATCGATAGCCTTTTAGACCGAGATAACTTTGTGTTTGCTTTCATTAGAGGGCAAATATTACAATCATTGTTGGTCTATTTCGACGTCAACGGCCCCGCGGGCAGGATGATGACGCGCATGGACTTGGTTTCATACTTTAACATAAAGACCAAGAGACCGAGTGTTATCTCACAGGGTGGCATTCTCTATCAGGATGGTACGGTCGCAATACCAGACGGCACGGAATTTTCGGTTACCACCGAAGATACCTTTTTTGGCTTCGATGAGATTCTGGACTTTATTATCACAGACAGAATTGAACGTAGTCGTGAGACAATCAACAATGCTCTTCGCAAAGCACTCCCTGATACCAATCAGTTGTCTTTTGATGAATCGCTGCTACGAACACTCCCCGGACTCACAGTCGAGACAGATACGGCTGCTGCTATTAGTCAGATACTGCAAAATCTCGACCAGAGTACACTAACAGCAGAAGTCCTAGGCATTCCGGAAGTGGGACTAATGATGACACTGAGGGTTGAGAACATTTATGAAGGTGGAGAAACAGCCTCACAGGAGGTTCAAGAGACCTATGAAAACCTAACAACTCTGCAGAGAAGCGACCAAGGGCTTGATGCTCTAGAATACGACACGAGTGATTTTACACGAATTGATCCACCGTACAGCAACAGTCAATTGAGATACCTCAATGGCCATGTATCCACCAACGCTTCAACAAATGCCATTTCGGTCTATCTGGGAGTTAATGATATTGATGATAGTGAGTTCACAGTTATGAGCCTTGCCGCCATTAATCTCGCCAGCCAATATCCCAATGCAGAGCTGAGAAATGTGGTGCCCCAAGTTAGATATCAAAACTACAACGTGCAGCTCAACGTCCCCGAGGGCCCTGAGTTCTATGGGTACCAAATTAATGGTCGCTTAGACATAACACAGGAGCAACCAAGTACTAGCGAGACGCTGGAAGAAGCGCTTGGCGACCCGATCGGTTCAAACAGGCACTTCAAAGTCTGGCTTAAGAAAGGAACAGATGTTTATTTGCTGTTGGATCTGGGGTATACACCCGCGGGATCCCCACCACAGCCGATGCCACCCGTCCAAGATGCTGCCGGGAACACACAATATTCAGGGGATCCCTTTTCAACACCACCACCAATTGGAGTCACTTCGTTCACGACCAGCGAAACTGAAACATCTGAAGACCCGGTCCCGTTTGAACCATAGAGAAAGAATAATATGCCGACTTATACACTAGGATCCATTGCCAATCAAGCTATCGATGATATACTCGATGACGCCGGCCTCCCATTGTCCTCAACCAGTAATGGTGGGCCCGGATGGAGCCCCAAGCCAGATGGACTCCTGAGTAATCCTTTGGCTGACGGCAACCTGGGTGACACAAATAGCAATCTCCGGTCCGAGTGGGCAGATGAACTCACGAATATGAATACACTTATTCAAAGAGCAGCAGGCATTTTTGGTAACACTTCCAGTCAGTTAAAATCCGTATATTTCCCAGTGTTATCCTCACCGTATGTTGACTTGAGCAGTATTTTTCAATATAATGATACCAGCGCTTTTGAGGGTTATACCCGCGCGAATGCAGAGCGGTTTTTCTGGAATGAGCTTCTTGGCCCCGAGAGTTATACAGTAAAGAACACAATTTTGCTGTATCACGCCCTCTTCGGCGCCGCAGGCTATAATCCATTTCCAAATCTGGATCCACGTGCCTTCCCCACAGATGGAGTTTTGGGACGATGGTCCCTGTCACGTGTACGAGATCTAATATTCGTTCTTGACCGAGAATTAACCTTAAGAGAAGACTCGCGAGACGCTGCAGCGGCAGCCGAAGAATATATCCTCAACACCACGGGAATTGATTTTACACCAAACGATGTTAGTTTCATTCTTGGCAATGAAGAGTACTCAAGGTTCTTTTCAACCACGTTCGATTCCAATTCAATTTCGTTAATACCATTAATTTACAACTTCTACCTGACAGCACAATATTTCCCAGACCTTAACCGAGCCTTTCAAACTCCCAAAGATAGGGTAATAGATATTTTGCTGTCCACTATAGCAAACGACAATAACTTTAACTCGTCCCCAAATATGACCCGTCCAGCAAGTGCTTTGGCAATTGCGAGCTCAACAGGACAAGACCAGACAACGGCATTTAATTCGTCAGCCCGAGACTTTATTCTCAAGATGCTAATCAAAACACCTATAGATATTCTTAAAGGTATCGTTGAACTAGCAGATCCTCACGTTGCAATCACTAAGGGTATCAAGATTGGCACTGGTAAAGCTTTTAACTCCCTAGCCGAGGTAATGGAGGAGGAGGGTATTGCAGAGGGTGTAAACGAAACTCTTACTGGTCTGGGCCTTAATCCAACCCTCAATGGGGAAGATCTAGCGAAGCTGTTATTGTGTCTGATTGATTATGCTATGCAAGAGGGGATGCGAACCGGCCTCGATGCTATTCAGCCTCCTCCTGGCGATGGGAACCCTGGTGTACCCGAGAACTTCTTCCCTAGGGTGTCTATTGACGGTATTGACTTCACAGGAACGATTTCTGGAATGTTAATGATGCCGCCAAGCCCGCTAGGCATAATTTATCTGCTGTTAGAACTACTTATGAGTGAGATTGACAACCAAAACGAAAATGTTGCAAATGCTAGCGCTGAAAACGCACTAGCAAACGAGTGTAGCGACGACGCTGAGACGGAGGAGGAATAAAGATGGCATCAGGATTATCACCAAAGCTACCGCTTGTGGTTAGCGAGGTGTTTGGCCCCTACGATCTAAACACCAACTTTGAAGATTTAGCCAAGCAAAATTTAAAAATGCTCATCCTGACAATCCCTGGCGAGAGAATAATGGATCTAAGATTCGGTGTCGGCCTCAAAGCGTATTTGTTTGAGCAGAATAACTCGAATACTTACACCACCATAGAGAGCAAAATCCGAGAACAGGTCAGAAGATACTTAAAATATATTCAGATAGACGATATTCGGTTCCAAATTCCAGAACAAAATCCAGACCTGTACCCTCACAACTTGTCAGTCTCTATATCTTTTACTATATTGCCCCTTCAGCTATCAACATTACTGCAAATTGATGTCGATCAACCTATTTAGAGAAACAAACTATGGCCAAAAAACTACAACCGATTGATTATACAAGCCGCGACTTTGATTCCATTCGTAAGGATCTGGAAAACTACGCGAAGCGGTACTACCCCGATACATACAAGGATTTTAATCAAGCATCGTTTGGTTCTTTGATGCTAGACACCGTGTCCTATATCGGTGACATCCTGTCGTTTTACTTAGATTATCAGACAAATGAGTCGTTTCTAGAGACTTCTATCGAGTACAACAATGTCGTTCGCCTCGCACGCCAGATGGGCTTTAAGCTAAACACAAGCCCTTCCTCATATGGTTTACTAACATTTTATATTCAGGTCCCAAGCGACAGTTCAACGGCCGGCCCAAACTTAAGTTATGCGCCCGTCCTTAGAGCTGGCTCAATCTTCTCCTCCACCGGAGGCGGTTTGTATACTCTCATTGAAGATGTAGACTTTGCAGCCTCCACGAATCAAGTTGTGGTGGGAACAGTTGACACCTCGACAGGTAACCCTACCAACTTTGTTATTAGAGCCCAAGGACGCGCCGTCTCCGGCAGAACACTGTTTAAAGAAGCGGAAGTGGGGAACTTCCAGAGGTTTCTTAGAGTCGAGCTGCAGAACAATAGAGTTGCAGAGGTTATTTCAGTTACAGATTCTGAAGGTCATGAATACATTGAGGTCGACCATCTGTCTCAGAACGTTGTTTATAAGGGTGTGCAAAACACCAACACAGCGACTAACTCGACAGTCACGAATATCTTGAAGGCAGTTCCGGTCGCTCGACGCTTTACGGTTGAGCGTGAGGGTGACAAGTGCTTCCTACAGTTTGGATACGGATCAGACTCGGAACTCCTGTCTAATTCGATCACAGATCCAACTAACCTTATTTTGGATCTCAACGGCCGCGACTATACCACCGATATAGATTTTGATCCAACAAAATTAATCAGCACTGACAAGTTTGGTATCGCTCCGTCTAACACGACTTTAAGAATTGGATATAGGGTTAATCTTACAAACGATGTTAACGCTGGTGTTAACTCTATTACAGGTGTGGACCGTCCACTGATACGTTTTACATCCCAGGGATCCCTGTCGCAGACGCTTCGTAACGGGGTAGTCAGTTCGCTGGAGGTTCTTAATGAGGAGCCTTTTGTTGGTGATGTCTCACTGCCATCGTCTGAGGAAATCAAGCAAAGAGTGTTTGGTTTTTATGCAACGCAAAACAGAGCTGTTACGATTCAAGATTATCAGTCTATTTGCTATGGCATGCCAGCCAAGTTTGGGTCTGTTAAAAGAGCTGCTGTGGTTAGAGACTTTGACGAGTTCAGAAGAAACTTAAATATTTATGTTATTTCCCAGGATACAAGCGGAAAACTGCTTGCCGCGAACACAAGTCTCAAAAATAACTTAAGAAATTGGCTCTTACAATATAAGGTTGTAAATGATACAATTGATATTCTGGACGCCGAGGTTGTTAATTTTGGTATCAATTATGTCGCAGCTGTTGATTTAAGTGCTAATCGCTTTACCGTCATTAGTCGTGCGACCGCTGCGTTGAGAGAGTACTTGTTGAAAAATCAATATGAAATTGGCGAGTCTATCCTTATAACTGATTTTTATAAGGTTCTTCAAAAAGTCGAGGGCATCATTGATGTTGTAGATTTAGAGATAGTTGAACGTACTGGCGCATCGTATAGCCAGTCGTCCTTTAGTTTTGAAGGTGCACTGTCAGCTGATGGTCGAAGAATCCAAGCACAAAACAACGCGATCTTCGAACTTAAGTTCCCTAACGTGGATATTAAGGGAGCAATTCAGTAATGGCAATCACAAGATATACAGCAAGCGCTGATAATACTATCACAAATGCCTTCGAAGCGAACCTAGTGTACAGAGGTTCGGGTTCAAACATGGGCTTCGCTGATTCTCTGGAAGTCTTCTCGATCTATGGTCAAGAGTCTGGCTCTAATGGTCAATCGTCTGAATTATCGAGAATTCTGATTGAGTTCCCGGTTGCAACAATTAAGGCTGATAGGACAGCCGGCACAATCCCAGCGTCTGGATCAGTTTCATTCTATCTTAAGATGTACAACGCCGAGCATCCGTTTACGCTGCCTCAAGACTTTAATTTGGTTGTCGCTCCTATTTCACAATCTTGGAATGAGGGCACCGGCCTGGATATGGATAATTATCAGGACCTTGGGTTTTCAAACTGGGGCTCTGCTAGTTCAACGACCGGCTGGACTAATATAGGTGGTGATTATCTATCATCTGATAACTACAACATTAGATTTCAACAAGGTTATGAAGACTTAGAAGTTGACGTCACAACGGTGGTTGAAAACTGGATCCTAGGCGCTGTAGGCGGAAAATATGAGAATTATGGTTTTGGCCTTCGCCTGACTGCTTCTCAGGAAGCTTACTTTTCTTCATCGTTAGGTATAACTTCGGGATCTGTGTTGCAGAACATTAATGGTTCCAAACAGTCCTACTACACCAAAAAGTTCTTCGCTCGGTCTACAGAGTTCTTTTTCAAGCGACCGGTCATTGAGGCCCGGCATGATTCCCGGGTTACAGACGACAGAGAAAATTTCTATTACTCATCATCCCGCGCTGAGGCAGACTTTAATATAAACAATCTTTATATTTATAACTACGTTCGAGGCGGCTTGCGAAATCTTCCAAATGTTGGAACAAGCGATCTGTTGGTTTCTTTCTATTCAAGTTCTTTTGGAACCCCAACCGGTTCTAAATTGGCAATCTCACTTGGCGGTACAACGGCCGCAGCTGCCGATCTGAACACTACGGCGAGTTTTGTGAGCACTGGTATCTATTCATGCTCTGTGGCCCTTACATCGGCCGCTACGGCGCTCCAAGAGATTCATGACGTCTGGCATTCCGGAGGGGTCGAATACTTTACTGGTTCGTTCTATCCCGAGACTCTTCCAAGTTATGACAGTGCCCCAACGTTTAACAGAATTACATCTTGTAAAAACCTCAAGAAATCTTATTCCAAGCAAGACACAGCAAGATTTAGATTTTTTATTCGCGACAAAGACTGGTCCCCGACTCTCTACACAGTCGCAACTGCCAATAATCCAACCGAGATTATTGAAAGTGCATCATATAGTGTGTACAGAGTGATTGATAACACCCCAGCTGTGTCATATGGTACAGGATCTGATTTTAGCACTTATCTATCCTACGATAAGGAAGGAAACTACTTGGACTTAGATATGTCCCTTCTAGAGACTGACTACATGTATGAAATAAGACTTGCATACTATAATGACAGTATAGGAGACTGGCAGGAACAATCACAAACGTTCAAATTTAGAGTTGAAGAATAATTAAAGTATGAGCCTTAAAAAGTATTTTGAGATCACTGAGAATATCAAATCTCTTTCCGGTAAAACGGCGCAAGAAATTGGCTCACAAGTTGAGTCCGCCGCTTACCATGAACAAGATATCATCGAAGAGGAAAGGTTTATTCCAAGAGTGGACTTCTCCGACCCGAAGAATTTTGCTCGTTATGGCTCCGCTGAAGAATACTATGACCAATCAATAAAAAGAGTTTACAACGAGTATCCTTATGATGGTTCGCTGAGAGAAAAGCTAGAGTGGAGAAACCAGTCAACTTATATTGATCTGCATGTATTTGATAATTTATACCCAAGAACAAATGGATATGTAGAAATCTCAGCTAATGGCTGGGGCGCCCGTAGCGCAATGACAGACGGTTATGGTGATCCAGAGGATGACGAATACATTTTCGTAAAGGGCGGCCCAAATACAAATCCAGATGGGATGTCGCCCAAATCAACCCAATTCACGGGCTCAAACTACTATGAGCCATCAAAGAATAGGGCATCAAACCTAGAATTTGATTTGTTAAGCAAGGGTGCATCATTAGAATTCTGGATGAATAAAACAGAATTTATCACTGGATCAACGGAAAAAGAGGTAGTTTTCGATTTGTGGAACGGTGAACCGTCATCATCTGCGGATCATCTTCGATTTAGGCTAGAGCTGTCAGGCGCAACTTCCGGCGCAGACCCATGGCTCCTCACAATACTTTCGGGAACGTTTGGATTCCAGACAGTTTCGATTGCTGCGTCTAATATTACAACTGCGTCTGTTGCAGACAGCAACTGGCACCATTACGCTGTTACTCTCAAGTCCGTCTCGGATGGCGTTGAAACAAGGTTTTATGTTGACGGCAACCTGAATAGGCAGCAAATAATCCCCGACTCTATCAATGATACTGATGGTTCCTCACATCAAGCCTATATTGGTGCTTTGATTGCTCCTCCCTCAGCATCCCTCGCTGTTGCATCCGCCGGTAAACTATCTGCATCTCTTGATGAATTAAGATATTGGAAGACACAGAGAAGCTCCGAAGAAATCGGCCGCTTTTGGTTTACACAAGTGGGCGGTGGGGTTAACACTGACCCTACTCCCTTTACAACAACTGAAGAATCCGCCAACATCGATCTTGGCGTATATTTCAAATTTAATGAGGGAATCACGGGAACTAGCTCAACCGATAGCACAGTGCTGGACTACTCTGGCCGGTTCTCAAATGGCTCTTGGACCGGATATGCCGCAGGTCATAGACAGACAGGATCAGCAATTGTTCTCTCTAATGCTGCTAGCAAAGAGTTCAAAGATCCGATTATTTACGCTTTTCATCCGGATGTTGAGTTTTTGGCAACTGGACTTCAAAGATCTGGCTCGGCGCACGATAACGAGAACAATGCTGCAATTTACAATACGATTCCTTCGTGGATTACCGAAGAGGATACTGAAGGTCCAAAAAACGTTAAGTATCTTACTCAGATTATCTCAAGTTACTTTGATACTCTTCATTTACAGATCGACAGCTTAAACAATCTTAAGAATATAGAATACCCTAGTGGTAGTAACAAGCCGTTACCTTTTGCCGAGAGACTTTTGAACTCGTATGGTTTTGTTGCACCAGAAATCTTCCTAGATTCAGATGTATTGGAAAAGCTCGCTGATAGAAGTGAAGATAAAGTCTACGAGAAGTCACTTCACGATATTAAGAATACAATTTATCAGAATATTTACAACAACTTAAGCTATATCTATAAGTCAAAAGGCACCGAAAAGGCATTTAGAAACCTGATTCGCTGCTTTGGTATTGACGATGAGCTGGTTAAGCTCAATATGTATGCCGATAACATCAAGTACGAGCTGGACAACAACAGAAGAAACATCGTTGTTGCCGATAAATTTGCTAATTTTAACACATCTAACGGTCAAACGGCCGTTATCTACAATTATAAGGATACTACAAACACCAACTCCGTTGGATTTATAACCGCTAGTTCCGACTTAACGAATGGTTACGCATCTACTCTGGAGACCGAGGTACTGTTTCCACTCAAGCTTTCTCGGGATTCCCGGGCATTTGTGGCCACGAACACAATTAGTGCATCACTTTTCGGTACTCACGGCACAGTCTATTCGGGAACAGAGACAACTTGGGATCCACTCGACAGGGTTAACTTCCAAGTATACGCTGTCCGCGATGAAGAATCCTCAACAAATGTTAAGTTTGTATTAACTGGCACCGCCGGCGGATTTGTCCCCTCACTGGAGTCTGATTTATACCAAGACATCTATAATAATACACGCTGGAACCTCTCCGTACGTATCAGGCCAGAGCAATACCCGCTCACAAACCTTGTACACGGGACAGATTCTGACTATGTTGTCGAGCTTCATGGTGTTCAGGCCGAAGCCGGCGAGATCCTACAGGAATTTACTGTCTCTGGAACGGTGACATCACCCCCAGCCGGCTTTGTTACTGGCAGTAAGCGCGTCTATGTCGGTGCACATAGAACAAACTTCACTGGTACTGTGCTGCAATCATCTGATGTTAAGGTTAACTCTTGCCGATATTGGCTCGACTATATTAATGATGAAGCACTTCAGGGCCATGTGCTCGACACCGAGAACTACGGATCGCTGCAGCCACACTTGTATGCGTATGAATTTAAGATGTCAGGCTCCAACATGGATATCTCCAAGTTTGATACGCTTGCATTCAATTGGGAGTTCCTGACAAATACTGGCTCGGATGCCAGTGGGCAATTTATAGTTGACGATCTTAGCTCCGGTTCTACCTCACTGACTAGATTCGGAGAGCTAGGAAATATCCTAAACAAGCAATATACTGCACGAGGTGACTTCTTCAAGGCATCCTCCACAGAGGCCATTGATAAAGACTTTGTTGTTTCCACTAAGTTAAACCTGCCAGAGAATGTGCAGTCGCAAGATATGGTTAGAGTGCTGAATGCTCAAGAGCAAGATGTCTTCACTACCGAATCAAGGCCGATCAATTACTTCTTCGCCTTCGAAAAGAGTATGTATCAGTCCATCTCGGAAGAGATGATCAATTATTTTGCGACCCTAAGAGATCTCCACAACCTGATCGGCGATCCCGTCGAGAAATATAGAACTGACTATAAGCAATTAGCATATATGCGCCGGAAGTTCTTTGAGAAGGTGGGTAATGATGAACTTGACTTTGACAAGTTCTATGAATTCTATAAGTGGTTTGACACCTCTCTGTCTTTAATGCTGGGCCAATTGGTCCCTGCGTCCGCAGACTTTGCAGATACGGTTAGAACGGTGGTTGAAAACCATGTGTTGGAAAGACCTAAGTACCAGCGCAAGTTCCCATTCTTCCAGAGAGAGGGTGGCAATACACTTTTTGCAATTGCCTCATGTTCATATGCTTCTAGTGGAGACGCGGACGGAAGACCGGGCGGACCGTCTCTACCAGCTTCAATGTATTATGTCTTCAACGGGACATCAACAAAACGACAAATTGGTTCGTCAAACTATACTCAAACTAAAAAATGGGAATTCTTGCACGCGCCACTTTCGGGAGCCAATGAGCATCTGCCATGGCAGAGGTACAGACAGGGCACAGGGAGCGTCTCAGACGCCCGCGCAGGAATTCTAGCAGCCGTTGATTCTGGTTATAGACGAATAATGGGGGATGCGGTCAGTATTACCGTCGACGGCGCATCGTCGGTTGCTGGTACCGGGCGACACCCGAGCAATAAACCAAACTTCACGTTTGCTGCAGCTGCCCCATATGGTCCGAACGTCGATCAGCCGACTACCAATATTCCAGTTAACATCATGCTATCCTTTGACACTGATGTCGAACAGCTTATTGATACTCCAGATGTCTTCTTTCCTAACCAAAAGCAGCGCCTTGGATTTGGTCTGAACCCATCGCAAAACCGGAGCGGTTCTGAGGACCTGAAATTTGATGGTAACATGTATGCGCCATTCAGTTTGTATAGCTCGTCCGTCCAAACCGGCTACAATGCGGCTGTCGTTGAAAGTTACACCTCCGGCGTCATAATCACAAACCTGCATAACGACTTCGTTAATGACACAGACACGGGCCTCCAGGGCCCGTTCACAGAGAAGTTTGTTGGTGGCCGTTTCTACCGGCATACAGAACTAAACGCCGGCACTGATACCAGAACAAACAGGGCCGAAGGTTTTCGTCTTCTCCTGGGCCTTGGGTATCCTCCGACTGCTGAGGTACCTGTGGGTGCTTCTGGTGCGCTAGGTATCGTAGCACCAAACTATCCATTTGCCGACTCACCCAGCGACTCCGCGCCTGACGGCTTTTTACCAGCGACACCAACGGCCCAACGCTTCCGCGATGAGACTGCCAAGCGACCGGTTAACCTCAAGAACATTTTGATGTCCACTGCATCGGTCGGCACAAAGCTTTCCGGTACTGTGACACACAACCAAATCGGAAACTATCAGAAGAACTATCAAGTGATCCAGACCGCAGGCCGTACAATTAACGATCTATTTTTTAAAGATCAGTCATTCACTTTTGCACCCAACCCGGAGACAACTGCAACACGAGGGCGCTTCCCACTGGGCACGGCCACAGCCTCAACAGCAAATACTGGAGGGGATATTGATTTCGCTCTTCCAGATAGAACCGGTGTCACAGGATCTAACGAGACAGTATTTGTCAACTTGTTCTCCTCCCCTGGTTCTTACAAGGTATTATCAAGAGGCTACCTCGACCCTGCTCATGAGGAGCTGTCGGTATACAACGCAAGCCCATATCGCAATCGAGGCGTTATTTCTCACGGTATGTCGGGTTCTGCATCTCTCGACATAAGCGAGGTGAATACCATCGCTGTCGTTGATCAAATCAGCAAGAATCGTGGGTTAAACCAGCTGGCAACCCTCCACTGTGGGCCCTTTGGTTCCGATGCTGCGTACGGGTCCGTACCAGCAGCAGGTTATGTAACCGTCCCATCATGGCACAAAACAAATCGAAACAGAAGCCGCCGTCCAGAGTTGTCAGGAACACATACGCTCTTCACGGGTTCGCACTTCGATAACTTGTATGTCCAACATGCTATACCTCAGTCGCTCCAGCAGTATACTTGGGTAACAGCTTCTCTGGGGCAGAATCAGATAATTTACACTAATAATAGGCCAACATATTTCAGTGCCAGTTCACTAGATGAGCTGATCCAGACAGGGTCTTATTCAAACGTAACATTTATCGGCCTGAACACGCGATTGATTGATCCAGTATTTACGACTACACATATTCTTGGTTTCCCATCAAGTTCGAACGCTAGTTCCTCTTATATCAATGCTGACTTCTTCCCCGGCGCTCCGCTGGACAATGAAGCTGATTTGCTTAATGTGTTAACCACTATGCGGAATGGAGCTTTCGGCTACCCAACTTGGAAGCAGATCCGTGCTGGAGAGACTAAAGTCGCTCGCTCGCTGGTAAAGAATAATCAAATTGGATACCTGCCAATGCCAGAAAGGCTGCCATCTGGTCCAAGACGCACACAACCAGTTCAGGGTTTGCGACCAAGCACGTTTGTGGATCTTACAGAGTCACCAATTTCAATCAATTCTTCACCAATTATCTTCGCACTGGAAGATAACACGGCGAACTCTGATCCTTCGAACAATATGATCGCTACCGTTCCATTCAGAAACCAGATTGATTACTTCTCGCACAATGAGTTGAACAACTTCTATAACTTGAAATCTGACCCTAATATTCTAAACTCATATAATACAATTCTTGATTTTACATTGAGCAGTAGTTTGAGTGTGGTGATATCGTATACAGAAAGTCTATATCCGTCCAATATCAATATGTTTGATGATCGAGTAAGAAGAAGGACCACATTCACCATTGATGATATTTGGAATGACAACGCCACACTACGTCGAACACTTAGTCGCGAGATAGGTATCAACCCCGATGGTCCTGTTACCATCAGCGGCCGCACCAATTCACAGGATGTACTTGTTGCTAGCGCATCGATTTTCCCATTGGATGCGCGCTTAGATTTTACTACTCAATTAGCCACAATCCCCTCCGGCACTTTGACAATCACCGGCTTTGCCGATAGTAAACAAACTGGTGAACTTCAGAATGGCTATAACAGATACACCACACAAAGGAGAGCCGATAACGTAGCAGTCAAACCTATGATGGTTAAGGCCGCCGCGCTTTATAATGCCCGTGTCCCGGCCGGCTCAGGTAGCTCCTATACCGCCGCTATACAAGATGTTTATGCTGGTGACGCTTTGTGGGAAGCGGCCGAACAGTCAGGAAAGTCACCACATCAATCGTATACCACCTATGCAGAAAGAATTGCATTGGCAGGGAAAGACCATTCTATCATACCAGAATTCCGAATAAGTGAATTGATGGAGACATATCTTAATACTGAATCAGGTGATTTCTTAGCGAAAGTTGACAATGTATTTAATTTGACTGGCGCCACAATTAACGATAGCTCAAAAGACAATTTCTATAAGACATATACGAACTCTGACTTCCTTAAATACTTCTCGGTTATTGACGATGACCTAAATGACCAGCGCTCCGGGGACCTCAAGATTAAGAGGGATAAAGTATCGCTACGATGCAATGTAATTTCTAAATTCTTGCCGTATAAGGGCTTTTACCCCGCGGAAAGAACTATTGAACTCGCGACAATTCTGTCTCAATCATATGGTGAATACATTGAAATCGCTGGCACAGGAGTTGATACCGCTCGTTCCATGACGTTGAGAGCTTTCCTAGAGCCACTGGTCGCCCCAGGAATCCTGTTTAACACAGTTAAAAGCGGTATTGCAGTGAGTAATTACGTTATGACTAATACAGGCAGTAACGCTGATACAGTGCGCACAGGACTTGCTGCCCCAATCTGCAGCGGGACAATCACTCAGTTACCTGAAGGTGCAGTCAGATATAAAGAGCTGCTGAATCCAAAAAGCAATAATCCTGATCTTGGCGAAAACCTTGGTTACCTAATTCAAAAACTACCGTTTGAAACATTACAGCGCCCATTGGCATTCATGGATACTGGTCGCCTTTCTGGTTCTGGAGCGTTTTATGACACTGGCATTTCGACAGGTTCTGATGCACTTCCAAACTTCGGCCTAGGCGCTATTGAAGGCACAGATTATATTAAGATCAACAACGGTAAGAAGCTTTACGAATTGGCCATCGATAACTTTTTGTGTGAAACCACTAACTTCTTTATGGATGGACTAGCACACTTCCGCTCCAATCGAGAGGATCAATTTACCACTGTGGTGAGCGGGACCTCATATAGGATGCGAATTGACATGTTCCGCACACTGGACGCTGATCTACGCGTCGACCGGTCGGCCTTTGATCTCTACGGCCGCGAGTCTGCATTCGGATATCCGCTTGGACAGGGTGCTGCCAACAGTACCGCACAGTCTGCATCCTTTAATCATGTTGTTCCACCTTATTATCATGGTCGGGGCACGGTCGACTATGTCTTTACAGCAACAGGTTCAGGGCGCCCAACACTAGACGACATCCTCGCAAATACAGCGGTTACTTTCGCCACAGAATATCCACACGATGTCATCGATGAGGTAACGGTGAACGTTGGAGATTCAGTAAATCTAACAGATTTCTTCACAGAGGTACCAGAAAATACGGTTGAACAAAAGAAGGTATGGCTCATACAGTCTAAATTTGAGACGCCTGTCCTAAACTTTGCTAACGTATCATATACACAACCAGCTGCGAGTAGTGTCCCTACGGGTCTCTCAAGTTCTGCAGATATTAAGATCAACGGCATGTGGCACCAGTACGGTACAGCCCCAACAGCAGGCAACGAAGGTATCTTTATGAAGGTTCGCGAAGGCGCAGCTTCAGCTGGCTTTGAATCGTTGGCAGACATCGTTGGTTTTCAAACTGGTAAGCCAGTAAGAATTGGTCAACCAAAAGAAGCAAATTTGCTTGAAGAAGCGGTGATTGCAATTCCGTTCAAGACCGTTAATAACCGTAGAAAATTCTTTCCAGTCGACTTGGAGGTGCGAGATCTCGACAACCTTACAGCACTCATGCAGAAATATATCTTCCCACCACGATTTGATTTTGTTATCAACGCTACGGTGGACCCAATTCTTATGTATGGTTTTGAATTCTCCCAATCAGTTAGCAGCAAGGATATTACTGACATGTGGCAGAATTTACCACCAACCATCGGCGAAAAGTTTGAAAAGAAAGAAGTGATTATTGACGACCAACAAGTTCTTGATCTGCTCATCAACAACTCCGAGGATATTCAATGGCTTGTTTTTAAGGTCAAAAAACGTGGCGCCAAGTCGTTCAACAAGTTCAGAAGGTCTCTAGTTACAAGCGACACCAGTGCGCTCCCAGATGAAGTTGGTAATTACTCTTACAATTGGCCGTACGATTATTTCTCATTGGTGGAGCTAGTTCATCTAGACGAAACCATGCAGTACGCGTCACAGGATCTTATGGATGACAACGACTAATGGAATTTTTCAACAAAAAAGAAGAAGTTCTTGAGATTAAACTCACCAACTATGGTAAAGACCGCCTCGCCGCCGGGCAGCTAAACCCAACATATTATGCATTCTTTGATGACGATGTGTTGTATGATGTTAGTGGCTCTGGATTTCAGGAAACCCAAAATAGCGCAGAGGGTAGAATTCAAAGTGACACTCCCAAGATAAGAGTGATTCCCACCCGCGAAGGAGCTGAGACAAGAGTAGGAAGATTTGTTGATCAAGTGTCATCTTCTTTTAATGGAACAATCGGCGGTCATACATCAGACCCGGCAGACTACGTGGAGATATTTCAACAACAACCGTACGGTGACAAGGGCAAGCTCGATGCATACCCACTTGGAAGGTCGTCTTTAAATAAGGAATATGCCCCAGCGTGGCAGTTGGAGCTGCTTTCAAACCCTACGGCGTCAGTTGCTAGCCGCACACTAAATGAGGATGATTTTATTCAACCCATCCCACAAATTGATATAACTATTGATTATGAAACTTTTTATGAGACGGGAGAGTTAACACTTGAGTCAATAACACAACACCTTGACGGAACCAATATATTCCTTTCTTTAAAAGATAATTATCTAATGTTAGAATTAAAAGAGGACAACACACCATTTGAAAAGGAAAACTTTGAGTTTGAAGTATTTCTCTCAGGTACCAACGGCGAATACACTCAGTTAAGTTTTGCACCAAAAAGCGATATTGAGTTTATTGCTCCGACAATCAACAACATAGAATACTATATGAACATTGTAACAGACGGAGATATTCCAACCGAAGTTCTTGAAGAACTAAATATTAATGAAGATGCAGTCCGTATAAACGTGGATAGAGTTAAACTGAATAGAGATCTGTATTCAACGAACAATGAGGAGCCTTGTTAATGACAATTTCTCTCGGCCCATATGAAAGGCCAATCCCTTTCGTAAGTATTCAAGACATTAGGTTTGATGTGAACGAACAAGGGCAATATATAGTTGAGCTAGGTGTGGCAAACGAAAAGGTGATTGAAAACGGTTCAACCCCCCACGAGACTAGTTTTGGTAACTTTATATACTTCTCCGACAATAAATCAGAAATTGATTCTTTAAGTAGTTCCCAGGCAGCACTGCTTGGGGCCCTCAAATCGGAAGCTAAGAACTGCTTTAACCTGCGGCCGACCGTTGACCAATTTACCTTAAAAGCCACAGCAGAAAAAAGCAACCACATATACAGCTATTTGAATAGAAAACGCTTTGTTTTGCAAAGTGTACCGCAGCTTTTTGTTCTTGTTTGTTCTTATGTTGAGACAAATAACGCATTTGTTATTGGTAATGTTGCAAAAGAAACCATTATCACCAATAATGTGACCCCGATTGATGCAACAGTCTACAGTTTAGATGAAACAGTGGAGACATATGGAGCTAAGAACACGGTATGGCCGGGCTCTGTACACCTTCACAACAATCAATACATGGCCGGTAATACACATGTTAATAAGCAACACCCGGACTTGACACCCAGGACCGTTCTTAATGTTCGACTAAAGGATCTGCGGGTCATAAAAGCTGCAAACTCTTTAAACTATGAGTTCGAAAAGACCAAGGCACCGTATTTTTCTCCAGTAACTTTATCACGCCGACCTTCTGGAAACATCAATGGCTCGTTTACGTTTAATCGACAGGCGTTTTCTGAGAATGTTAGTAAGTACGGCGGCCTTATTAAGAACGATGAGACATTACTAGCAGCTGTCAACATTAAAGATGTCGTGATTTATCAAAAGATATCCGGTAGAGACATCGGCAGTAATGCCTTAACTACAGGCAAATCAACAAAATGTGGACTAGAAGAATCAAACACAATGAGAAGGGTGGCAGATTTAAATAATAATTGTTCTATTGTAACTAATACCACTGAGGATGGGTCTTTGTTAGAGGTCTTTTTTGTTGATGACACCACGACAGAGGTAAATTCCGGCGCCGCAGGGTACAAAGCTGAGGTGACCCTAGAAGACAGAACAGACGAAATACTACAAGACTTAATTTCCAGAATCAACACACAGATGGACAAGATCAATAACGTCCTACAAATTGAAGATAGCTTGGCTGTCTATGACGCAGCCGTTGTTGAATATCTCACAGCAGTTACAACTATCTTTGGTTCTGAACCATTTTCGGTGTTTTCGCAAAAGTTTTGGAGGAAGAATCTGCTCGCCCTAGTTAACAAGTTTAATCCAAATTACGATCAAGACAAACAGCTGTTTATCAAAACTATCAATGATTTTGTTGCCAAGTTGCAGTCGGCCCGAAGCAAAGAGGCACAAAAGACGGATGTATTCAATGTTAACTCCGCAATATATATCTCTAAGAAAGAGAGTGTCCTCACTGCAAGAAAAACCTTCGTTAACAAGTATGCTTTCACAGGTACCAGGGACTTTGGCTTAAACATCATTGATAGCGAAGTTGAGATTTCAAGCGTATCGGTACCTACAATTACTTTTAATAATTATCGATCGCGCGCCAACCGAGAGGTGCAAAAGTATGAAATTGTTAACACTCAAGCAGCCGCGTTGAATCCGGTGGGATTCCTATCAGCTCAATCAATTAATTTTACCCCAAATCCCATGCGTGTTAGCATGGATCAATTAAACACTCCCACAGCAAAGGCATTGCCGCTAATACAAAGCAACACACAACAAAGAAGAGTGTTGGACGTAAATAAACAGGAAAAGCCAACAACCACAACAAGAAACGTTCTAAATTCATTAAACGTTAGTGTTGAGCGCGCTAGCGTCCCACTTCGGCAGCTTACAAATGGCCCGACTAGACAAATGGCCAGAGAGATAATAGACTCGGCCGAGTTCTTGTCAGAGACCTCTGATTTCGTTTATGAAGACAAAACCAATATTCCAACTTCCGGTTCTAAAGGCTCAAACATCGCCGAAGCCAAAGCACCAAGTGTGTTACAGGCGCCTTTGGTGCAAGCATTCATTGACCGAAGTGTGACGTCATTTAACAGGGTTACAAAGATTGTTGAATCAGAGGCCCTTCAAGGATCTCCGGCCCTCCAGAAGTTAAACGAAGACTCGACCGTGATTGCATCGGGATCTGCACTGTCAAACGCCATTAACTTTAACTCTGTTGTCCAAGTGCAATTCTTAGACACTTATAATACTAAGGAAGGGATAACCAAACAAAATTGGAGTTTATTGACGACTGAAATATTTGACGCTCGCAGCGCCCGGCAGCAGCCCATAGTATGCAAAATGGTTAAGGTTTCTAGTGCTTTAGGTACCCCCGACGTTTTAAATCTTGAGCCAATGTCTAGTATGTTTGTTATTGGCACGCCACAGAGCCTTGACACTTCGGCGCCACCCCCTCAAACAGTCGCTCGCGTTCGACAGACCTTAATAAACCAATCACCGAATGTTGATCTAGACAATGTTAATATCCTATACTCTAAAAATGTACCAGCTAAAACAATCTCGACATCAAGCATAACTTCAGCAGAACCGCGCAATCAAGCACGCCAAGTTCCTATTCAAGATAATCCGGCCGCGCGGCTACTTAGTAACAGGACATCCCGTACGTTAGGTTATTGATAAATGCAAGACGATAGCTATAAAGATAGATTACTAATTGTTGACCAGAGCTTGGTTGGAATTAAGAACAGAGGTGTGGTAACGAACAACGCCAGCGTTATCGGAAACCCAGTAAATTTCCACCCAATGTTTAGAGACAATTGGGGGACATCTGACCCCTTGCGAGGACTGCTAGGTTCGTATTATACACAATATCTGAGTACAGCCGGCCCAACTCTATATAACTATGCGTCTGCTTTGAATACCCTAAGGGTCGGCGGCAGTGTGAATGCTTACGATCAAGATCAGGGCCCCAACGGCATCGGTGCACTGAGACACCAACTGGAGGGAAACAACAACGGTACGAATATTGTTTTTCAGCCTCAATTTTTACCGAACGATACGGATCTGTTGATGCACTATGCTCCGCTTACATGGGATCAATATCCGGCCGTGGACAGTGCACAGGGCAATGGCGCACAGTGGTTCACAGATAACTTAGTTGATTATATAGGAGATTTTGATTTATCAACCCCTCCGGTAACAGTTACCGATTTAATCAACGGAAACCAGTATAGCTTTGAGGGCGTTCTCAATATGCTAAACTTTGAGAACAAAACTTTCCTTGACCACACATCTAGACATTTCTTACTAACCAAATCCAAAACAATTAGGGAAAGATCTGGTGTCTTAACAACAATTGAACCAGCCTATAACTTCTACATTAACTCGAATCCAGATTATGAGGATGTCATCGCCGACCCTAGAGTAAAAGAACACATGATTCCAAACTCTTATTACTTGCTGTTAGAATTAAGAAACACTGCCTCTACTCCACTGGCCCCATATCATATTCCTGCCGTACAATTTGGCGGAACGTACAGTACATTCCCAGCGATTGTTCGCGCGCTAACCCCTGATGGTCCGGTGCCTTGGTTTGAAACTTCGGTTACCGGTATCTCTGAAACAAATATTGGAGTTTACTATAATCTATATTCCGATGGATGGACAACTGCTATTGAGAGCATGGATGAGACAACTAGTGATCAGATCAAAACACTTAACGGGGACCTGGCCGTTGTTCGATCGGATCTCCCAGTACTAGACCCAGAATCTCTCGATCTTAGCAAGATTCCATTCTACAACAAGATTGTAATTGGCGACGACGACGACTCAACGCAAACCGGAGCGTCGTTGTTGGCCGCCCTGGCCACTAATCCATCAACAGTAGACTTCATCGACATACTGCAGGCAGCTGCCGTCTTTAGTTACTACATACAAGCTTTCTTGCCGGCACAGAATTTCGCTACGAGGTATAAGCGACTTAACGATGTTAATGACTTATCGGACTTTACATATGATTCCGCGGATATTACATTGCCGCTTCTTTTGGATTTGGGAGATATTCTTACGAACGGGTTGCCCAATGTGACAGAGTTTGTAAAGTTTTCTCAAAACAAAACAGGTCCATCCGGAATCCTCTCACAAATACCAGTTAAATTCTTGCGAGATTACTTCGGAAAAGACTTACAAACTCTTAATGCTAATCCTGGCGACCTTGCAGTGTCTATGGTTCACGCCATGACCACCATTTTCCCCAATGGTCTCCCCGGTCCTTTGGTTAGCACTTTTAAGCGAACTCTAGAGGAAATATTTAATAATAAGATTTGTCATACAGAGACATTGATGTACGTTGTCGAGAAGTATAGAATCGACGGCGATAACGAAGAGTTGGTCCAAAGATTCTTTATTTCTCCTAGAATTGACAAGCCTCCCATTACCGGACCGCTCCCGACATACTATGATTCTCAGATTAAATATGGTGCCAAATATCGATATGATATCAAGAAAATGGTTATTGTGTTCGGAAGCGAGTACACATACCCAAGGAGAAGCCTCATATTCCCAGGCCAAACAACAGTGATCAAGGGGATAACAAACCAGATGTCCATTAAGATTATCCTGGCGCCATACGCAATGGGTAGCCATGGCCTCGAAGTCATAATGAAAGATAAGCCGCCTGTCTCACCAAACATATCATTCTATCCCGTAAAGGGCAACGATAGAAATATTAAGATCTTGCTAAATGCTAACACGGGCGACTACGAAGATCGCCCCGTACAGATCCAAGACGATGATTCAACATACTTTGAGGAGCAGTACTTTGCTCAAACCGAACTTAACAAATCATTTGATGAAATTACTTCGGACGGCCTCAAGATAACATTCAAGTCAGATGACCCAGTAAACAAGTATCAGTTGTTTAGAATTAGCAACATGCCTACCTCGTATCGCGATTTTAGTAACGAATTCATCGAAATTGATCCGGATGTGGGTATCCCCGGATATTATCAAGATACTATCGCGCCAAACAATAAATATTACTACTGTGCTAGATCAGTGGATGTTCATGATAATGTTTCTAACCCAACATATATTTTTGAAATAGAAATGATAAACAATGAGGGTCAAATATTCTTAACACAACAGATATTTACTTTTGAGAAAGTAAAGCCGACATATAGCATGACCGGCCGAAGGTTTATTTATGTTGAGCCAAGTTTTAATCAGGTCGCCCTCGAATCACCTCCTGCAGCCCCGGGAGATATGCAAAATCCACCACCGGACAACCTTCTGGGCGCCTCAACAAACGAGAAATCTTGTTGGGAGAATACTTTCAAGATTAGGGCTACGAGCAAAAAGACAGGCAAAAAGTTGGACCTAAATATAACTTTTAAAAATTCAGGGGTTATAAATCCAAGCTAATAAGCAAAATTAAAACTATTTAAAGGAAGAGGATAACAATATGGGTTTCTTAGACAATTCTGGCGACATTATTTTGGACGCTGTACTTACCGACCTAGGCAGAAAGAGATTAGCCGAAGGAAGCGGTAGATTTAACATCTCAAAGTTCGCTTTGGGCGACGACGAGATTGACTACGGTCTTTACGATAAAACACACGCAAGTGGTTCTGCATACTACGATCTTAACATTCTGCAGACACCAGTCTTAGAATCGTTCACAAACAAGGTGTCCAGTATGAAGTCGCGATGTCTGTCATACTCCAGAAACGACCTGCTTTATTTACCTGTAATTCTTGCAAATACAACAGCCGGCGGACAGCCATTCTTTAGTGGCTTGAGTTCCTATATCGTTTTGGTTGACCAGACCACGGTGGATACAGTTTCTTCCCAAGGCCAGAAGGCGCTGGCCAGCGGGGTTCTTAATGGATTTAGGCCACCACAAGGTGCAAACTTTATCGAAGCCGATCAGGGCCTTGACACCACAGAGCTTTCCAACGAGGTGAGTCTGGCTTCAGAAGATGACACCCTAGTGGAGACGCAGTACTTTGTTCAGATCGATAATCGCCTAGGCCGGCTCCGTTCAGCATTTGGTGAGGGATCGTTTAGTCCGTCCTCTATTGATGATGATAGCATTGCAACGTACATCTTTAGTCGCAGTGACGATACTAGGGTTGTTACTGATCTTGGTACCGGTGCAGCATCGATCCTAAGAGGGCCAAGAGGATCCAGAATTCAGCTTAAGGTTCAGTCATCGCTTGATTTAAAAACAAGCGCTTTCTTGTTCGAACAGCTAGGCTCCAATGGAGTCACGGCGATCGGGCGTCTTGCTGCAGCAAACTACAAGTTTATTGATTCGACCGTTCGAATTACTGGCGTCTCGACGGGATATACATTGGATGTTCCAGTTAGATTTGTGAAGCAAAACTAGTTAAGTAAAAGGATATAATAATGGCAACTTCATTTAAAGCGTTAGAAAGCGGACGAGACTCCGTAGTAACAAGGAACCTCTTGCATGAGGCAATTCCGATCACGGGATCCATCGTCTCGGGCACATACGCCAACGAGAACATCAAAGAGTTTTCGCACGGAATGTTCCAGTCGGTCTACGACTATCCTTTCCTTAGTTCTTCGGCTAACCACATTGTTGATCTAACTGTAGGTTACTCGGCAGTGTCTGGACTTTCGGGCACTGAATACCCAGCTGCAGCCCAGCAAGCTAAGAAAATTAACATTTATAATCAAATGGCCCAAGTTCTTGTCGGCTATAACGAAAATGGCGCCATCCGCCGCTTTGACGAAGACGGAGATCTTACGGGTGGTACTAAGATCGACGAAGCTTACTTCTTTAACTTTACACGCCTCCTGACAAAGGATGAGATTAAAAAGGGCTCCTTTAACCTCACACTGGGTGTTAGCGCCTCGTTTACTACTCCATTCGGTACTGGTACCGGGTCGATCACTCTTAGAGACTATAGTGGTTCTAGCGGCTACAAGGTAAATTCCCCCGCCGGCGAGTATGGAATTCTGTATGCTACAGGTAACTTACTCCACGGTGGTGATGCTACTCCTGACGAAAATGGTAATGTTCCAGCAGGTCTGCTTTACTATCAGGCCGGCATTGCTGTTGTTACGGCTTCAGTCTTCCAGGGCCTACTTGGAATTAACGCACAGGTAAACAGGGCCACCGAGATTGCAGATGCAGTTCTCACTGGCTCTTCGATTAACCTCAACGCAGACGGTATTCGACACAGAATTGAAAACATCTCGTTTAACAACACGACAGAATTGAACTCGACAGTTTACTTCTGCCGCGTGAACAACACTGATTTCAACTACTCCGCAAACCCAACATATCTTTCGAGCAGTAAGATGGTGGTTAAAACAAACTCACGGGATCTTCCAGTATCCTATGTAACAGCTGTTGGTCTCTATTCACCTGATAATGAGTTGCTTGCGGTTGCTAAATTGTCGGAGCCTTTGAGAAAAGATCCAAGCGCTGAATTTACAATTCGTGTGAGACTAGACTACTAAAGTGAAGATGCGGTCATGTTATGCCTTACTACAAGTTTAAACGGAATGAAGTATACAACAATACTTTAGTAACCTATCCAAGTATTAAATTTGTAGTTTACTCTGGCTCAGCATACTACAATAACACTCCAAACATTTCTGGCGCTCTTGCTAACCCGATCAGACTAACTGATGGTGGAAACATATCTCTATATGAAATCAATGTTGATAGAGTCCAGGCGGATACTGGCAAAGATATAGGCCAAGTCGATGATTTAGGAATCATCTATCCCTTTGCTATTAAGAATGGTTCGCGAATAAACTTCAGAACCGAGACGTCCGCTAATTGGAGTGCAGCCGACTACGGTACTGTTATCACGGGCGCCCTATATCCGTATACATCTAGCATAGACAAAGAATTTTATGACACAACCACTGCGCGTGTTGGTGTCGTGTCGGATCTGGACGGCGGCTATGTGTCCCATCTTCGGGCCCTGAAAAACACGATCAACCACTATGGATACATTAGTCCACAATTTGAGTACTCCTCTTCGATGCTACAGAGAGACTTTGACTCGACACAGGTTGGACTTCTCAGTATTCCAACGGTGTTTTATGGCTCGGCGATTAAAAAGGGCTCAATAAACCTTGAGTATTATTATACCGGTACCTTGATCGCAAGGGCACAGGACAAAAACCAAGACGGTGTACTGTATTCGACATATGGCGAGGACCTGGGAAGCCCAATTGGCCTCGCTCTTTATAACGAGGGTTTCCTTATCTTGACAGGTACGACAGCACTAAATACGAGTGTTGACGCGTACAAGCCTGCCAATGATAACCCAAAATGGATTTATTATGCTCAGTCGATCTCGGGCTCCGTCACAGCACCGAATTCTGCATACGTTATGGAGATAAGCGGAACAACAGAGACACAGACCCTCACACTGTTTGCTACTGCTCAAAAGGGTGAACTTAATCACTCAAATAATCCAACGTACGTTACTTACAATACAGACAACTACGCTGCTAGCAGTTCACAAGCTTATCTTGAATTGTCTAATCGTTCAATTAAAAATATTGTCAGCTCTTCGTACCCAGACCCCACAGGGTCTTTTGAGAAAACAACGTATATTTCGAAAGTTGGTGTTTACGACGATGACATGAATCTTATCGGCATTGTTAAAGTTGCAACACCGATCAAGAAGACCACTGAGCGAGATTTCACGTTTAAAATCAAGCTCGATATCTGATATCCTCTTTATATGATTTTAGGAATTGATGTTTCAACCAGTATTACTGGCTATACCGTATTGGACCATAAAGGGAAGATAGTTGAGTGTGGCCACGTTGATCTCCGCAAGGAGAAGAACTTCTTCGGAAAGGCTCGACTTGTACAGGAATCATTAACTCATATAACAGCATATCCTGACATTGAAGCAGTGTACATTGAGCAACCCTTTGTATTTTTTAAGTCTGGCGGCTCGTCCGCAGCTACCATGGCAGTATTGCAGAAATTCAACGGCGTTGTTTCGTGGATATGTTATAATTTATTTTCTTTGGAGCCGAAATATTTGAAGGCTCAAGAGGCTCGCAAGCTCTGCGACATCAAGGTTCCACGTGGCCAAAAGGCAAAAAAAGTTGTTATGAACTTTATGCTTGACAAGGTACCCGACTTTGCTATAGAATACACTAGACAAGGTAATCCCCGCCCGGGCTATGCAGACCGGGCAGACAGTTACGTTGTAGCAAAGGCAGGGCTGACACGTGAAAACCAAAAAACTCAAAATATTAGCTAACGTCCTTGGACCAGCATATAAATCCAATAATGAGTTTCTATTTAGGTGCCCTTATTGCAACCATCATAAGCGTAAGTTTTCTGTCAATGTGGATAAAGGCTACTACAAGTGCTGGGTATGTGACACGCGTGGTAAAAATATCTATCGTGTTATTCGGCGCTTTGGTAGCAGTCATGATAAAGCACAGTGGCGAGAATTTACGGATACTGTGGACTTCGACAAGTTCGAAGATCTATTCGCTGAAAAAGTAGAAGAGAAGCAAGTAGTCGAAATGCCAGAGGGGTTTGTATCCCTGGCCAATAAAGATATACCGCCCACAGGCTTCGCAGCCCGCAATTATTTGCGTAAGCGAGGAATCGACAAGAAAGACATTGTATGGTGGAAAATGGGCTACTGCGCCACCGGAGAGTACGAGGGCCGAGTCATTGTCCCCTCATTCGATGAGGACGGTGATTTAACCTATTTTGTGTCCCGAGCATATGATGGCAAAGCATATCCAAAGTATAAAAACCCACCAACTAGCCGCAATATTGTATTCAATAATTTATTTGTAGATTGGAGTTCCGACATTGTTTTGGTTGAAGGTGTATTCGATGCAATTGTTGCAGGCCGAAACTCGGTTCCGCTCCTTGGGTCTACACTAAATCAGAATTCTGTCCTGCTTCAGAACATAGTCAAAGAAGATGCCGGCGTTTACATCGCACTGGACCCCGACGCAAAGACGAAAGAGCTTGAGATTATAAAGACATTACTCGATTTTGACATTGAGGTCTGGAAGGTTAATATCGGTGACAGTGAAGATGTTGGCTCGATGGATAAGCAGCAATTTCAGAAATGTCTGGAAAGTGCGACCCTTATCACTCCAGACAACTATTTATTGTTGACACTTGCGATGTCACTGTAACAGGGATACAAAATGAAAATCACCAAACAAAGACTAAAAGAGATTATCAAGGAAGAGCTATCTACATTTGAGGAAGCTTTTGATGCCGACTGGCAGAATGAGGAAGATAAAGAAGAAGCGCACCGCGCCGGCGAAGCAGACGGCGCCGCCGGAAGAGCGTCGACTCCTCCCCACGGCGCGGCCGCGGACGTCTATAAGAAGGCCTATAGTAACGCTTTCAATCGTACAGCCGGCGCGCGCGTCGTAAAAAGCCGCCAGGGACTGAAACGCCGAGCTAGCGATCTCGCGCGACAAAAGAAACTAGTTAAACGAACATCCCCAAACCAAATGAAAATCACCAAACAAAGACTAAAAGAGATTATTAAGGCAGAACTCACAGCAGAGGGTTCACGCGAAGATATGATGATGCCAGCACTTTCGCAGGCTGACTTCGATGCAGCCATGGCAACCGACGAACCACGACATGAAGGCGGCACTCCGATGGAGCGCCTGCTAAACAAACTTTTGATCGTTTCAAACATTGGCGTTGGAGAAGGCGGAGCCGCTGCAGCAAGGAAGCTCGGTTTGGGCGACGACGAAGAAGTCATAGCTTATCTGGACGACCTGTTGGGTAACCAGATGTATAAGGAATCCGGACTGGAGGAAGCAGCCCCTTGGGACAAGGAAGCTCTTAAGAGGAGCTACCCCGGTGACGGCAATGCGCATGCAGTAATAGATAGAGAACATGATTATGGTACGGAACGCCATAAGGTTGTGGACAAGCTCCGACGAGTCGGCGGTGATCCCAGCAAAAGTCCGTACGGCAGCAGTCGATAATGAAGATCTCCAAAACCAGATTGTTAGAAATCATTCAAGAGGTCATAGGAGACTATGAGTTCGGCACAGGAACAGTGATAGCCCCTCGCGGCCGGAAAACCACGAAGATCAATGTTCCTTTAGATAAGACCGTGCGCACTCGTAAGCGTACACCCCCCGCAGATCAGTCTAAGCGCATCACACCGCCTCTTCCTGGCGAAGAGCAAGAGATCGGATCCCGAGAGACGCTCCGCACCGGACATTGGTATGTGGGCAGTGATATGGGCGTTGATAAGGTTTCAAAAGCTGATGCTAAGACTCCAGAAGAAGCATTGGCTGCAGTTGAAACTGCCGGCCGCGTCAATGTGTACGACGGTAGCCCCGTTGATAACCCGAAGCCAGTGCTCTCTAAATAATAAAAATATTATAGGATAACCAAAAACATGAAGATTTCAAAAGCAAAACTACGACAGATCATCAAGGAAGAAATATCGAGTATTATGGGAGAGGCTTCATACTCCGGCATTCACAAGACATCGCCCGACTTATCTCCCGAAACCCGTGAAGTTATTGAGAAAGCATATGAGTTGGTTGCCAAAGCCGACATGCCCGGAGCTAGGTCGGCGCTTATGGACCGCATAGCTGCATTGGACAACTGGGAGCCCGAGTCGTTAGAGGATCCAGAAATTATGGCTTTATGGAATGCCTTCGAGAAACTAGGGTTTAAGCCTAGAGATATATATGGCGAACCCGGGTATTGAGAGAGCAATAAAAGTCAAAATAACACTTGACACCACCTACACATCCTGTATACTAGTAACATAGATTAGGGGATAACTACGTGTATAGAATCGCACACCTTGCGGACACGCATATAAAAAACTTAAAATTTCATTACGAGTACAAGAAGGTATTCGAACAACTTTACGATATCCTTCGTAAAGAGAAAGTGGACTACATTGTCCACTGCGGCGACATCGCCCATACCAAGACACAGATTTCACCAGAGTTCGTTGAGCTTTGCTCCGACTTCTTTGCAAATCTAGCGAAAATCGCACCAACCTACATCATCTTGGGCAACCACGACGGCAACCTAAAGAACAGTACCCGTCAGGACGCGCTGTCGCCCATTGTGAAGGCTCTGGACCTACCAGACCTACATCTACTCAAGAACGCAGGTGAAACCGTCCTAGAGCCCGATCTCGCGCTCAACGTGCTATCCGTGTTTGACGAGGACAACTGGGTTGCGCCTAGTGACAACTCGCGCATTAATGTTGCTCTGTATCATGGCGCAATCGGTGGCGTGTCTACAGACGTTGGTTGGGTGATGGATCATGGCGACCATAACATTGGTGTCTTCGCTGGTCACGACTTTGCAATGCTCGGAGACATCCATAAGACAAACCAGATTCTGGACACAGAAGGCCGCGTACGCTATTGTGGCTCCACGGTCCAACAGAACCACGGAGAGACCAACGACAAGGGGTTCTTGATTTGGGACATCGAAGATAAGAATAGTTTCACAGTTAAACACCATGTTCTTCTGAACCCCAAGCCGTTCATGACTATTGAACTTACGCCGAAGGGCCGGATGCCAAAGGGCACTAAGATGCCGCCGGGCGCACGCTTGCGTCTAGTAAGTAACAACAATCTACCCCTTGACGTTATGCGTAAAGCCGTTGAGGTAGCAAAGCATCGGTTTAAGCCTGAGAGTATCTCTTTCCTTAATCGAGCAGCTGGCGAACGAGGTACTGTCGAGATTGGTTCTGGATTCAAGGTGGAGAATCTCCGTGATAAGGGAGTGCAGGAAAATCTGATCCGCGAGTACCTGAAGGACTACGAACCTACCGAAGAAATGTTAGAACGCGTATATAATCTTAATCGCAAGTATAACTCCAAGATCGAGGAAACTGAAGAAGTGGCTCGCAATGTCAACTGGAATATTAACAAGTTTGAGTGGGACAATCTCTTCAATTATGGAGAGGGCAACAGCGTAGATTTCAACAGTCTAAACGGAATCGTCGGTATCTTTGGCAAGAACTACTCAGGTAAATCCAGTATTATTGATGGTATATTGTACACGATGTTCAACACTACATCTAAGAACGAACGTAAGAATTATAATATTATCAATCAAAATAAAAAGGATTGTATGGGCCGTGTTGAGTTGCAAGTCGGCGATAAGACCTATACCATCGAACGTACGTCAGAAAAGTATACAAAGAAACTCAAGGGTGAGGTTACCAACGAGGCCCGCACGTTCTTGAATTTCACTGGATTGGATCCGGTGATGGAGGAAGAGACAAGCCTTAATGGCACAACTCGTAACGAAACTGATGCACATATTCGTAAGCGTTTTGGTACGGTGGAGGACTTCTTACTCACTTCAATGTCCAGTCAGCTGGATAGTTTAGCTTTCATTAAGGAAGGGTCAACTCGCCGAAAAGAAATCCTAGCTAAGTTCCTAGATTTAGATATCTTTGAGAAAAAGTTTAGACTGGCTCATGAGGATAGTCGTGACCTGAAGGCCGTCATTAGACGGTCGGGAGACGTAAGTTATAAAATTGATATCGCAGTTGCAGAAGTAGAGGTTGAAGAGGCGTCAAAAAACCTAGAGGTGGATAAGAAAACGCATGACGATCTTCGACAAAAGCTTACCAGCCTAGTAAACCAGAGCATGGATCTTACGAACCAGATCGAATCAATACCCGCTGAACGACTAGACATTAAGAATCTCTTAGAGACGCGAGTATCTGTAGAGAGAAAGGTCTCGGACACTGTAGCTAACATATCAGAGCTTAAGCAGGAAAACGATGCGTATGAGGTGAAGCTTAAGGATTATGATGATTTCTTGACCACCATAGATATTGAAGATCTTCTAGCCCAAAAGAAAGAGTATGATGACAACAGACAGAAGTACGAGGACACAATTCACAAAGCTCGTCTCATGGACAACGATTATAAGGGAATGTCAAAAAAGCTCCAGTTGCTTGATGAAGTCCCTTGTGGAGATCAGTATACTCAGTGTCAATTTATAAAAGATGCCCATACGGCCTCAGCAAACTTACCAGCGCTTGAAGTTGAGATAGTTGAGAAGATCCAAGAAGCGAAAGACTACAAGACACGTACAGTATCAGTAAACTCATCTGAGATGATAGAAGTTATTGACCGGTATAATAATACAATAATTCAGAAGAATAATATCGAGATCGAAAAAAGAGATAACAAAGTTTCCATAGAAAGACTGTACGCTAAGATTAAGAATTATCGTAATAGCCTTAATGAGACGAATGAGAAGATTGATTTGTATGAAGAAAAGAAAGATTTAATCAAAAACATTGAAAATCTGATTGAATCCCGCGGCAGGGTGGAAGCTGATATTAAGACAACAGAGGCTGAAATCAACGATATCGAGCTAGCAATTAGCCTCCATCATAGGACACTCGGGTCGATGGAACAGAAGGTCTCCAGTCTGCAACAAAAAATGGAAGAGATGGCCGAGATCCGAGAGGAGTATGCAGCATATGATTTGTTTATGCGTTGTACGCACACTAATGGTATTGCATATGACATCATCAAAAAGCGTCTTCCGGTTATTAATGGAGAGATAGCAAAGGTGCTGGCCAATATTGTCGACTTTGATGTATTCTTTCAAGAAGATGGCCGTAAGCTTAACGTGCTTCTCAAACACCCATCGCACGAGCCCCGACCCATTGAGATGGGCTCAGGCGCCGAGAAGACAGTCGCAGCCATGGCAATCCGTTTGGCACTTCTATCAGTGTCGTCGCTTCCCAAGGGAAATGTCTTTATTCTTGACGAACCCGGAACTGCCTTAGATGCTGACAATATGGAAGGCTTTATCCGCATCTTGCAGTTAATTAAGATGTACTTCAAGACAGTTATTCTTATTTCGCATGTGGATTCGCTTAAAGACATCGTAGATGTTGAGATTACGATTGATAAGAAAGACGGTTTTGCGCGAGTAAGTCAGTAAATACACTTTGGGGAAGCACTGCTAGCTGGACTCAAATTGTAAAACTAAGAGAGATGGACTATACATCCCAGTCGTAAACCTGTTTGAAGTATTGCTTCATAATTTCTTCCTTCTGCACCTCGTCAGAAATATACCATACCCAGGTAAATAAGCCCCCGATTGAAGTTATCCTACCCAGCGTGAGTTTAATATCCTCTTCAATCCAAGCAATTTGTTTTTCGTTTATGTCACCGGGGGATATACCCAAGTCTATCGCAATAGAGTAGATTGTATACCAATTGTCACGTTCATAGGCTTCTTTGGCTTTCTTAAATAATTTTGTTTTTTTGTTAACTTCTAGAGGCCCAACTCCGGCCGCGATTAATTTATCCGGATGAGTTACATTTGCAATTCTGCGATAGAGTTTTTTGATAACACCCTGTTTATCCTCGACATCCATCTCATCGATCTCCTCGGGATTGAGATATCGCTCTTCTCCAGTGATTCCATCTATAAAGGTTTCTTTGTTCACGGCCCCCACAGCACAGCTGGTGTCTTCCTCAATCTCTTGTTCTGCTTTTTCTTTATCTTTTTGTGCCTCTTCAAGGAGCCTTTTAGCCTTCTCGTCATTTAATAATTTTACATGTCGCTTCCAGTGTCTCTTTTGAAGTCTTGACATGTTGTTAATTTTCTCTATAAAAGATTTGTTGAAACCCATTTTAGCTTCATGAACCAGTTCTTCATGGTATTCCAAGTCGGCATGTACAAAGTCAGCTTTCTTTAGCATTTTCTTGAATTTAAGCTCGGTGCGCTTAGACATAATATGTGTTGAACCTATTTATAGTGGGAGAAATGATATGACTGATCGACAGAGACATATACTAGATAGAGGACTAGAGAAGCTAGTGTCCAGAAAGTTACTGGCCTGGGGAACCGCGACAGCACTACTATTATTTGCTGATTTGGCTTCAAGCGACTGGGTGATTATTACTACAGTTTATATTGGTGGCCAGACTGTTATTGACGCCGTGGCTAAACTGAAAGGGTATGGAAGGTGAAAGCTAAACTAATTGCAAAAAAAGCATGGTTGCTAGCTAAGAAGTTTTGGTGGGCCCTCGTCCTGGGCCTATTGGTTTTAGTGGCCGGCCTGATAAGCTGGGGTACTCGAAACGCCGGCCTGTTGGTTAAGGCGATTGATTTGCTCGATGCAAAAAAAGACCAACATGACGCCGAGCTAGAAACTATTTCACATATACATAACACAGAGGTAGCGGAAAAGAACCTTCGTCTGCAAGAGCACCTTAAAAGAAAAGAGGAGCTAAAGAGAAAGTTTGAAGAAAGAGGAGACAGTCTCGACAAAGCAAAAGAAGCAGAGCTTAAAAAGATGGTGGACGAAGGGTATAATGACCCAGAGAAGTTAGCAAAACAAATTGCTGACGCCTTTGGACTGTAATATGATTAAAAGAACAATAACATTATACCTAGCACTATTCATGGTTGTGGGCACCCCAATTGCTTCTGCGCAAGCTGTTGATGAAACAGATGTCAGATTGCCTGACTACACAATACTACCGATTGAGGCTGGTGATATTGTGCCGTTTGATGGGGTTCTGCTATCACTGGATGCCGCGGCAAAAATTATCAATGAGCAAAGGTTCGAAGATGCTGAATGTGGTCTTCGCTTGGAGTACGAACTACAAGTACAAAAAGAGAACTATGAAATTCAGCTTGATTATAAAGATATAGAAATTGCTGCCTGGAAAGATAAGCACGAATCAATGATGATTCTGAGGGCTACTGAGGTTGACCGCCTAACAAAATTAGTTATGAGTCAGCCCCCTGACAAAGCGCCATTTATGGTTGGACTTGGCTTTGGTATCGGCACACTTACTTCGTTGGGGATCTTCGCACTGTCAACGGAGATAGTACGTGAGTAAAGATCAGGACTATATAGTGAAACTTGAAAAGGCCATTTCGCAGAAGTATGGCGAGGAGGCAACGTATAATCCTAAACGCTTTTGGGATGAGGATAAGGAAAAAGAATACATCCAACAGTCTCAGGAAGAGCAGCGTAAATTTGCAAAACTTGCCGAATCTCAAGACAAAGTTGAAGCAGATGGTTTTTTAATAAACAAAAAACTACTTAATAGAGATAATAATAGGACTTGTCCTGTTTGTCAAAAATATTCTTTTCATCCACGCGATGATTTGTATATGAACAAGTTCGAAGCTTGCTTCAACTGTTACATACAATATATCGAAGATCGAGAAGACCGATGGACAGACGGGTGGAGACCGAACAGGGAACAATAAAAAATGGCATCAGTATACGACATTGTACAAGGAATCAACCAAGCAGCTGCAAACGCCTATGACGGAGCGCACGACGCGACCCTTCAGGCTGATGGCAAGGCCCGCACAGCAGGTCTTGAAAGAGAAGACGGACATTATATTCATGACCGACGAGTGATGGATGGCTTCGGTGTCAAGTTCCACGGTCCTATCCTGCGTATTACTTATCAAGCAGAATCAAGACTAAAAGAAGTTAAAGACAAAGGCTTTGAAGGTGAGATCGAGCAGCGTCTGCAAGACATTGTTAGTTTCCTGAAGAAAGAATACAAAGTCGTCACCGGTAACACACTAGCCTTAACAAAGGAAGGTGAGCCACACATTTTGGTGCAGCGTATCTCTAACTACCGCACCGATGTCCAGGCTCACTGTGATTACCGCATTGGCGGCCTGACGGACGTTGATGAAGTAAACGGCGGATCTGAGAAGGACCGCCTCGACAGCGCAATCAGAGATTTTCTTGCACTAGGGAGAGACGCCAAAAAGCCTTCAAATGTGAAGATCTAATATGGCAGCTCTTACAAAGCAAGAGATATTAAAAGAGATTGTTAAAGCCGGCAAAGATCCGGTTTACTTTACAACAAACTATTGTCGCATCTCACACCCGCAGAGAGGCCTGATCCCTTTCAAAGCGTATGACTATCAGCAGGATCTGTTAAAAGACTTCCGCGATTATCGTTTCAATATCATTCTAAAAGCCCGGCAGCTGGGCATATCAACTATCAGCGCAGCTTATGTTGCGTGGTTAATGTTATTCCACAAAGACAAGAACATTCTTGTGGTGGCCACTAAACTACAGACAGCCACTAACCTTGTCAAAAAAGTAAAAGCAATCATTAAGAATCTGCCAAAGTGGATGCAGATTTCAGATATTGCTGTAGACAATAGAACCTCGTTTGAATTAAGCAACGGATCTCAGATTAAGGGCTCTTCAACCTCTGGAGACGCTGGTCGTTCGGAAGCTCTATCGCTCCTTATCATCGATGAGGCTGCTCACGTGGAACGCTTAGATGAACTCTGGACTGCTCTCTATCCTACTCTATCTACTGGTGGACGCTGTATCGCGCTCTCTACCCCTAATGGTGTGGGAAACTGGTTTCATCAAAACTGTGTTGAGGCCGAAGCCGGCACCAACGATTTTCATATGACCACTTTGATGTGGGATGCACACCCAGACCGTGACAAGAAATGGTTTGAAAAAGAGACGCGCAACATGTCCAGGCGACAAATTGCACAGGAGCTTGAGTGTAACTTCAATGTCTCGGGTGAGACTGTCATACATCCTGAAGATATTCAGTGGTACTTAGAAAAGACGACCTCCCCAGAATATCGCACTGGGTTTGATAGAAACTATTGGATTTGGAAACAATACAATCCAGAAAACCATTATTTAATTGTTGCCGACGTTGCTCGTGGCGATGGTAAGGACAACAGTGCGTTTCATATATTGGAGCTTACTACATTAGAACAAGTGGCCGAATATGTTGGCAAACCAACACCTGACGACTTTGCGGACATTCTTTCCAATGTAGCAGCTGAATACGGTAATCCTATGTTAGTAATAGAAAACAACAATATAGGTTATGCAGTACTTAAAAAATTGATAGATAAAGGGTATCCTAACCTATACTATGCAACCAAGAATGACCACCGGTATGTGGACCCGATGACAGCACAATGGCAGTCAAATGTAATCCCAGGTTTTACTACCTCTTCAAAAACAAGGCCGCTGATCGTAGCTAAAATGGAAGAGTTTATGAGAAATAAACTAATTACGATTAACTCCAATCGTTTGTTGTCGGAGATGAAAACATTTATTTGGCATCATGGGCGACCACAGGCGATGAGAAGTTACAACGATGATTTAACTATGTCATTTGCTATTGGTTGTTGGGTGAGGGATACAGTGATTGTAGAAAGTCAAAGAAACGTAGAGTATAGTAAGTCGTTTGTATCGGCTATTAGTACTGCGAAAACAAGCATTTCTACGACCATCCCTGGTATGCTGGGTCATAGGATGACCAAGGAAACCGAAAGAATCGAAGAAGCAAAAGAATTTAATCAAGAATATTTTGGGTTAATAAAAGGCTAGGATAGAACATGGCTAAAAGCAAAAATAATACAAGAAACCCGGCATCTCCGCTGTTTAAGCGATTGACCAGAATTTTATCGGGCCCGATCGTAAACTACCGCACACAAGTTGCCAGACAAGAGCGAAGAGCAGACCTCGATAAATATCGCTATAAATTCCGCTCGATGTCCGGACAGGAGTTTAAGAGGCATGATTCCAACATGTCCCAAAACTATAACCTGTTTACATCAGCAGCTTTCCGCAACCAGAATCGAGCAGAAAGATATATTGACTTTGAGCAGATGGAGTACATGCCAGAGATAGCATCGGCGCTGGATATCTATGCTGACGAGATGACCACTTCAAACGAGTATGATCGCTTGTTAAACATTGATTGTCTTAATCATGAAATCAAAACCATTCTAGAGTCGCTGTTTTATGATGTTTTGAATATTGAGTTTAACTGCTTCGGCTGGGCTCGATCAATGTGCAAGTACGGAGACTTCTTTCTATATATGGACATTGATGAGAGGATTGGTATTACCTCCGTTATTGGTATGCCAAACAATGAAGTCGAGCGCCTGGAAGGCCAGGATCAGACCAATCCAAACTATGTTCAATATCAGTGGAACGGCGCCGGCATGAGCTTCGAGAACTGGCAGGTTGCACACTTCCGCATTCTGGGCAACGATAAATACAGTCCATACGGAACATCCGTGCTTGACCCTGCTCGACGTATCTGGCGCCAGCTTACACTGCTTGAGGATGCGATGATCGCCTATCGTGTTGTCCGCGCTCCAGAGCGCCGAGTGTTTAAGATTGATGTGGGTAACATTCCACCACAGGATATCCCACAGTATATGGAGAAGGTAAAGTCGGAGATGAAGCGTAACTCTCTAGTTAACGCCAACACTGGTCGTGTTGACCTGCGATACAACCCGCTCTCTCTTGAAGAAGACTACTTCATCCCAATGCGCGGTGGTGTCGGATCAGAGATTAAATCACTCCCGGGCGCCAAGTCTTTGGACGATATTGAGGATGTTAAGTATCTTCGCGACAAACTATTTGCAGCGATTAAGATCCCGCAGGCATATCTTACAAACCTTGAAGGCGGCTCTGAAGATAAGACTACCCTGGCGCAAAAAGACATTCGTTTCGCCAGAACGATCCACAGGCTGCAGAGATCAGTCGTTTCTGAGCTAGAAAAGATGGCTATTGTACATCTTTATACACTTGGGTTCCGCGGCCAAGATCTTTTGGGATTCAAAATTACCTTGAATAACCCTTCCCGCCTTGCTGAATTGCAGCAGCTTGAGTACATGAAAACTAAGTTCGAGACTGCTGTGTCTGTTCCCGAGGGTACGTTCAGCAAACGCTGGGTTGCTTCTAACATTCTTGGGATGTCTGACTCTGAGTTCCTTCGCAATCAACGCGAAACTTTCTATGATCGAAAGTACCAGCAAGCTCTAGAGGGAGTTGTTGATGATGGCTTTGACGTAGGGGAAGAAGGCGCCGCAGGTCTGGGTGGCGACCTTGGAGGAGACCTTGGAGGAGACCTTGGAGGAGACCTCGACGCGGAGATCGATAACCTAGGTATGGAAGATCCTGCTACGGGCCCCGAGGATGCCGCAGATGATGTTCTCCTAACCACTCCGGGTCGTCGGGAGGATTTAGAAGAAGCACCAACCCTACAGCAAGGCACACCTTATGAGAAGAGGCCGTTCAAGCGGAGTAAGGGAAGTGCCACTCGTCATTCCCAGGGCCCCGCCAAGCGAGAATTGAACCGTCAGGTCCGCGGGCCAGAGTTCAGCACATCCAGAAAACTCAAAGGTCATGGCGCCGGGGCTGTTAGTGTACGTGACTTGAAATCACTTGTCGGTCTGGAAGAGAATAACAAACCTACTTATACTAGAAATGAGCAGGTTCTCTTTGAAAATACAACTAAAGTTCGTATGTTAGTTGAGCAGATGGAATCAAAAGGGGAAAAGAAAGATGAAGCATAATAAAAAAAGAAACACAGCTTTTATTTATGAGACTCTTACGAGAGAACTAACCAAGGCTATCGTTGATAAAAATGATGAGAGAAAGGCGACGGTTCTTTCGATCATTAAGGAAAGCTTTTCCGGCGAGTCTATTTTGGCTTGCGAACTTTCTCTATATAAGACTCTTCTTGATACAAAGAATATTCAACAAAAACTCGCTGAAAGAATGCTCCAAGAAACAAAGAATGCCCACTCACAGCTAAATCCATTAAGTGTATTTGAAGCGCAGTCCGAAGTGATCGCATCAATTAATAAGCAACTTGGGCAAGACGTATGGTCTAATTTCGTTCCCAACTTCAAGTCGCTTGCATCTGTTAACGCGATCTTTAATACCAAGACTTCACTGAAGAGTAAAGTCCTATTCGAACAGTCCATCGTAGATTCGATGAGTGCTCAGACTTCTCTTACATCGACCAACAAGATGGAGTCTTTAGACAACCTGACTTACAATTCATTTATCAAAAAGTTTAATAACAAGTATACAACTCTTCTTAAAGAACAGAAAGACTTGTTAAACCAGTATATCACCAGTTTTGCTGATGACGGTTTCGAGTTGCGTATTTACTTGAACGAAGAACTAGGAAGACTTAAGAGTCTAATTGGTAATGCAACCGAAAGTGCCACCGAGCCTCTTATTACACAAAGGCTTGAGGAAATTACAGAGTACCTTGAGGGATTTCGCAAGCGTGAATTCTCGGACATCGATCTGAATAAGATACTTAAAACACAAGAGCTTGTAGAGGAACTTACAGCAAATGATTAATATTACGATCGGCGGGCCACAAGCAACTGTAGAACTTAAAGCCCGTAGGGCCCTTGATGGATCTTTGTTAATCATGGATCACAATAAGATCGATATAGCTGTAATGCCAGCGCAGATGAAGATTACAACTATGCCTAAGTCAAACACATCTGAAGACGTTTATCCCTATCAGGACCGTTTGTTGGAATTGTTAGCGGATAAGGGCATTATTGACCGATCATCAATTCGTGGCGGCAACGTGTTCCGTTCATTGGAGGGTAAAGTCTTCGAGAACGATGAAATCAACTCACTGCAGGCCGCAACATACGTGATAGCAGAGTTTGTTCGCCTTGAGGCAGAACACGAACAAATCGCCGACGAGTACGAGAAAGAGCTTGAGAACATGTACACGCACCCGACTGATCGTGATTCGACCGAGTACGGCGAAGTACCACAGTATGCTGAGAAGGGATCCCAGCGCCCGGGCTATTACTACCATCCCCTACGCAATCGGTATTAAACCATGAGTGAAATGAAACTCATAATGGAGAGGTGGGATGCTTATTTACTTAAGGAAGACCCAGCTAACATTAGAACCATAGGCGAGTTACATGGCTACTTCGCCGAAAAAGAACCCGGGAAGTTAAAAAAGCTTGCTGCCAAGTATGGAGGCATTACAGCCAAAGTGCTAGGCATGGGCGCCGGCGCAGCAATCGATGTGGCCACCGGAGGCGCCTCGGGCGGTTCGGGCACTAAAATCGGCGGCGCAATCGGCGCTGCAGCCGGCTCACAAATTTCCGAAAAAGTAGTGGAAGCTCTTTTAGTAGCCGCTGTTACATCTTTCGCTAACATTGAAGATGGATCCTACCCGACCGGCACCGCTGCTTCGTATTTCGATTTAGAAGATCATTTAACAATGTTTATGAGGCACCTTCAAACTCAAGGGGCAGATATTGTAAAGCCATCTGTTCCCGAAATAGAAGTCTTCAAAAAGATGAAAGAAAGAATTGAAAATGAAGTCCGCTCCGGCATTGATCCGGACACCACAATAGCCGCCTTACTCGGGGATGTTACATCTCAAGTAGTTATGGATCAAGAGCTAAAATCAGGCGAACATTCAGGAAAGGTTAAAGTAGAGCCTGTAACATAAAAATATTATGGAA